CCAGCCACGGCGGTCAATACGGAACTGATGGATGCATTCAGATTTGTCCCGAGAATAAATCCGGCGGTACCGGCACCGTAGGCGCCCGGGAGAGGGGTCACCCAGGGATCGCCTCCGGCGCCAGTGATCCAAGCTATATCGCCACGATCACGGATCGCTTGCAAGCTATCGGTCGTGCGGTCGTAAACAGCTACGCCATTATCCATGATTTGATCGAGGTAAGTCCCGGAAATGACCGCTGGAATACCAACCGCCGTGCCAACCAGATGATCGAGGTTATGGACTACCAGGGCATCATCGACTTCACTCTGAACTTCAGCGTCCCAAGCTGCGTTCCAAAGAATTGTTGTTCCAGACAGCGAAACCACGGTGGTAGGGTTGGCGATATTTCCCCAATCAATGCCGGCATTGCCGCCTGCCGTAACATCTAGCGTCATACCAGCACTGGTGGGTGCCAGTCGAGTTGAGACAGCCACGTCCAGGCGGTTGCCGACAATGTTTCCAGCAGTACCAGCCGCGTAGGCGCCTGGCAATGCTGTTCCCCATGGATCACCCGCCGAGCTGGCCGCGACGACGCGCAGGATGGTTTGCTTATTGGCGGCGATACATAACGGCGCCAGGGCGTTTTGCGAGACTTTCATATCCACTGTGACCTCGATGGCCAGCACGTTTCCGGCAGCTACCGGCGTCGTATCACAGCGGACCAGGTAAGTAACAGACCCAGGAATTAACGCTAACGTCGCGGTCCTGTTGGCAACAAACACTCCGGCGTCCGTCAATTCCTGGGCTGAGACAGCAATGGAGGAGCCATCAACAGCGTCAGGATCAATAGGCTCCCCATCCACCATCATCGTGGCGGTGAACGCAGCAACTTCGCCCACCGCCAAGTCGGAATCGGCATTGTTGATAACCAAGTCTAGGATCATCATGCCGGTGTGCCACTCGATTGTTTCCCGGTTCGAGTAGCTTTCCAAAACGTTTTCGTCGTAGGTGTGAATAGCCCACGTAACTCCGCCATCAGCCCCAGCTCCAGTTGGTTCTGTCCCGGAAGAGGTTCCGCCGGCCGTGGCGATCAGGGCCGTCTCATCGGCGATGATCACGATATCGTTGATGGCGTAAACGGTGCTCGGCTGCCAGGTGGGAAAGATAGAAGCGAACAGGCTCAGCGAATAGTAGCGATTCGGGCAGTGCAGCTCGACCGGCAACTGCATGGACATCAACTGCCCATTGCAATAAGTCGTCATTAGCTCGACCTGATCGCGAATGGCGGCACAATTGATATCCGCCCAGGCCGCTCCGCCCCAAGACCAGACCTTGCCTTCGTACGTCCCGAGCGATGGGGAAACGGCGGTATCGAAGATTGGCGTGCCCGGAACGATGGCGCTATTGTGATTGGCCCTGATCATCCCGTAGAACTTGCGGGTTCGATCGCCTATGAAATTCTTGACAAGATTCAGCGCCATCCGTGGATTCTCCGTCTTTCCATAGGATTCTACGGTAAAAACGGACTGACGAGAAGCTGAAGACGAAAAAAGCGGATCGCTAGCCACACGCGACCCGCTTCTGAATCACCAGGAGAAGTACGGTGACTCACCCCCAGGTACTGGAATTATAGCCGACGATTGACGAACAATCCAAACAAGGCACCCATGCCAATCACCGTTGACATGACGCCAGCGGGCTCGCAAACAGGAATGGCAGTTCCCGTCCCGGAGGCACTCGTGAAGAACGAGATATCCGGGTCGCCTGTGGCATCGTCCAAATCAACACCATTTTCCGTGACGACAATTGACTCTACACCGCTGAAATCCAGCTCTGTTCCAAACAGCGTCGGAATGCCACCAGTGGATGATACGCCAGTGACGTCACAGAGCATGGCGGCAGTTGGAAATCCGACAAACTCCTGCTCCCAACGTGTGCAGTCAATATCGATTGTCACAACTTCCGGGCCATCGAAGCCAGACAGCTTTATTTCCGACGACAATACGGAACCGTCACCAGAATATGTCGAGGTATCAAATTCAACATCCGCGACGTCCACTGGGACGGCCGGATTACTCAAGTTGATGTCTTCGTAGAGCAGGCTGTCTGGCGCTGAACTAGAAATCTCACCCACAGTGAAGGCAAAATCGGTTATCAACACAGCCATCGCAGCGGATGGCGCAAGTGCCAGAACGGCACACAGAACAAGTAATCTTTTCCAATACATGAGCGTACTCCTTTTCAAATGTGTGGAATAGTATTCCACAACTACCTCCATGAAAACAAGGCTTTAAGAGCCTTCACAAGTTCTGTCCACCAACTAGTTTCCTCCTTTCAGGTCGTGTTGGCCGGGATTGCAGCAGCCAGACTATTGGCATCCGCAATAACTTTATTGCCAAGTTCAATAATCCTGGCTGGTGCGTTGGCGTTTTCCACGATCAGAGCGCCAAGTAATTAAAACGCCTGTACGGCCGATAAGACCGCATCCGTGTTAGCAGTGACTTTGGTTTCCAGATCGTCGAGTGCTTCGGTAATTGTCATGCAATTTCTCCTGTGGTATTAACTGCCTCCCGAACGGCACTTTGCAGCTCGGTGGTGGAAGCTTGGATTTTTTCGGCGATCGATCTCACTTGGGCCGGGTCGCCAGCCGCGGCCATGACCTCAACCATCAGATTGAGGATTTCCAGAACGTAATTGAGCTTGGTATTAACCAGCTTCAGTACAGCGAATTGATGCGGTTCCATTGCGGTCCTATCTCAAGAATTGCTGAACCCAAAATATCTGGCCAGAATTAGCCAGATAAGCCGCGGCACCCATCCGAGTATAGCCGGCATTGAGAATATTCGCCCGATGGCCAGAAGAATTCATCCAAGTCTGTAGTGCCTCCGAGGAAGAACGTTGGCCCATGGCGATGTTCTCCGGGACGCCACCAGCATGCTGCATCCGTTGGTTTCTCGCCATCCACATGGCATGTCTCCGAGCCGATCGCATCAGGCCCCAATCTGCAAGTAGCGGTCGCCGACCCCAGCGTGCTCGATTCTCGTTAGTGCGGTTGATGACGTTCAGCTCAATAGCCAGCAAGTCTCCCTGCACTGGCTGCACGCTCGTTTGCGGTCGCACAATGACCGGGCAGTTCGGCCCGGTACAAGGAGCCTGGTAGTAGATTACTCCCACCGGGACCGGTGCGGGTGCGACTACTGGGCAGGTATCGCAAACTGGCGGCGCCGCTGGCTGACCTGCACATGATGGTGCCGCGTATCCGGCGCAGCCATGGCTACGCTCTACTCCAGCACAACCATGACTACGAACCTCGCCAGCACAGCCGTAAGCTTCGCCAGCACATCCATAGCCACGAGCCTCTCGCCTGGCCATCCTCATTTCCTGTCTCGCCGCTCGGCGAGCCGCCCATCGACCACCCAAGCAACAATCGGCCTGGATCGAATCGACGCCAAATAACGAACAGATAATGATTAAAAATACTTGCTTCATTTCTTCTTCCTCTTCTTGCTAAGTTTTTTGCCAGTGGAAAAACTTTGATGAGTTGCCGCTTGGCATATCGCGTACGCACTTGCTCCCTTGCCAGCCCTTTTTAGCTTATTGACGCAGCGGTGAACACGGGTATTTTTCGGCATGGCACAACTCCATCCACTCATTGGGATCTTGCGATACGAAACTTGGTTCGTAGCTCCAAGTCAGACCCAGACCGGTTTGATAGATCGCCCTGGCAATACAGGGATTGAATGGCACTATCCTCAACTCGCCATCCTGAGTCCAGCGTACTAGGCATCTCTCGCCGTCCGGCGGTGGATCAAGCAACACATCTCGCCACATCGGGTATGTCCATAAAAAAACCAGCGATGTTGGATGGGGCATCGCTGGTCACGAAGGAACGTCCGGAGATCGGAATCTCTGACCGGCTTATAATATCGGAAAGCCACAGCAATACAATTCCCTTGTTGCCAATCCGACTTTCGGAGGAATATCGCCTGGCGGCACCGCGCGTCCCTGTCAGGCACATCTTCGAAAGGTTCCATCCTTACCAGGCGATCCCTCCCCGTGGAATCATGTGTGGACCATATTCCACAAGTCCAGTGCATGCGGATTTTGCCATCCGGAAACCACTTCGTCAAGCCTTTATTCCGATCGATAGCTCTCGATAGTATCCCGCAGGGCCTCCACGACCAGGGGGTAGTTGCCCAAGTCGAGCTTCAGTAAACGCTCAATAAAGACGTTTTCAAATCCCCTCAAGAACAACCGGCCGTAGTGGCCGCTACGGGTGTTCCAGCCATAAATCGAGCTAAGTCCGCCATAGGGCTGCGGGCCTGTCGCGCGGCACGTCTCGCAGATGACAACCGATCGGTCGGGGTCCAGGTGTAGGTCATTTTCCCCGCAAAAGGGGCATGGAAAGAGGGCTGGCATCCGTCAGTTCCTCTTGCATTGTCCTCTGGAAATAGACTCCCCCACACTGCCGTGGAGCTGGTGATCGGCAATCGGTTCGTCCAGCACGGCGACAGTAACGCCACTCACTGGAGCATCCAGGTTGTTGCCAATGATATTCCCGGCCGTACCAGCGCCGTAAGCACCGGGCAATGGAGTGGTCCAGGGATCACCAGCCGAACCAGCCGCGTTCAATGCCGCGCCAGTCGAGCCGGGTCCGAGATGACTAACGATCAGCTCGTCCCAAACCTCATCCACGATCTGATCGATATCGGCTGCCGTCACGATCCAAGCCGCATCGCCTCGATCGCGAATGGCTTCCAGCGAATCGGTTGTCTGATCGTAAGTGAATGATCCAGCCGTCTTGGTCATCAACTCGTGAAACACACTGCCCACCGTTGGCGGAGCGGCTCCGTCGATATCCGAGTCCGCAGCCAGCAGCTCATCCAGGCGGACGTCGGCCAGAGCGGTGTCGATCTCAGTATTGACCGATGCCTTCATAGTAGCCGTCAGGTCTCCAGCGGTCGGAGCATTGGTCAGATTTGTGACGGTGGTAATCGTGCCGGCCGTGATATTCGTCGTGTTCGCGATCGTACCGCCGGGGAAGGTCGCCGCCAGGAATCCGGTCGGCTGGGTGTAGGTTGCCATGCGGCTGGAGATAGCCGCGTCTAGATTCGTGTTGACCAGACCCCAGATCGTATCTGTGTCGGCGACTGGATCGCCAATGGCTTGACCGAAACTGCCTTGCGTCTGGTGACCAGTGGCATCCTCGTCCCAAACGGCGTCAGCAATATCCGCGACGGTTGGACCACCGAATCCAACTGCATCTGGGACACTCCTGAAGCCGACACCAGTACCGTTGCCGAGTCCGTTGAATCCATCGGAATCCGTGCCGCCGGTAGCGCAGATGCCATGCCCACCACCAGAAACGCCGCCAGCCGCCAATAGTCCATGAGTGGTACTCGATTGAAACGACACTGCCACACCCGCCGAATTGGTCACTAAAAACGCCGCTGTGGCTGACGATGAACCAAGTCGTAACTTCGCCGTCGAGCCGCCGTGGTCGACACCATCCGCAAGCGTAACACCAGCCACGACCGAGCCCACGGAACCCGTCACATTTCCTCCAACGTTGCCAGTCACCGAACCGACAGCACCGGTCACACTCGCTATGGTTACGTCGCTGGCGACCTTCGCGTCGGTAATTGCATTAGCTTGAATCGAAGCTGCGGTAATCACATCCGTTGCCATGTCCACTGACCTCGTATCAACTCGACCGTTGGCGTCCTGATTGATTTGTCCAGCCCCCGTGCCGCGTGTGTAAAGTCCGCCAGCGGCTTCAGCGCTGGCGTTGGGCAAGGCCGTTAGCCCCATGCGAACCGTGTCGAACTTATCGACCGCCACAATTTCCAGTTCGATGGCTACCGGCGCCATGGCCGTTGCCCCTTTCAGCATGATCGTCAGCATGCCAGTAGCGGCAACCATCGTGTCGGACAGGTCCAGGCGGTACATGCCAGGCATATTGGCGCTTGACAACTCCACGAAGCCCCCGTCGCTGTGCGCGCCGGTGACGGTTTGCGTCGCCAGTGTAAGTTGCGTGACGGCCCCCGTGGCACCCTTGCGGTAATAACAAACTAAGCTGGCCGTGTTGAACACTAAGCCCGTCAAACCAGCCCCGGTAGTCGATGTCGAATCGTTGACGAAGATGTCAATTGTTTGGTCGACAACACCAGCCTTGACTTCGCGTTTGGCCATAGGTTATCCTCGCACGCCTCCCACAAGTCCTGGATGTATAATCATTCCCCCCCCTCCAGAGGGATCGGCATGGCGCAGCGGTCCGATGTCGGAATACCCTGTGCCAAATAATGTCACGCCGGGATAGCCGGCATTCCGGCACAACGCACCCTCGTTGGTGGTATTATCCAAGCTGAAGTCCGGCGTAGAGACGTTTGTCCATGGATCACCGGTAATGTCGACGTCGTTTACTCCAGTCGGCCAACCAATCCGTTTCGAACCCGTATGCGTCCCGTATGCGTTATTGGAATTCACGCAAGGAACGACCTTGCCAGCCGCGACGTTAACACCGTTTACGTTGTCATGAAAGATCGTATTCATGATGTTAAACGCAGCCAGTGTAGCCGTGTCCTTGTAGACACCCTGACTCGTATTGGAATAAATCGCGCAGCGGTCCAGACCTAACGCACCCTGTGAAAAGTGAATCGCCCGGTCGCAGTCGCGGATAACCGATCCCATCACCGATACGTTCTGCGAAACAGTAGCATGTTCCGACTTGATGCCATCGCTTGTCACGTCGTGGATATAGCAGCTCCGAATCAGGCCCGAACCGGCACTAATCCAAATGCCGTGTTCATTGCAATTCTTGATTTCAGTTCTCTCGATTAACAGATTTGTGAATGTGTAAGTGACCAGAAAATTGCCGGAGAGGGCACTCTTTAGATTTTCAAAGACACAATCTGAAATCACCATCATGTTCGCGTTGCCTGTCCCGGCTGGAATGAAAGCGTTGCCTCGGGTGGCGTGCTGGTGATCGAATTTCAAATGCACAAAGCACAAGCCGGTCTTGCCACTGACGTCGAATAAATTGACGCCTGAACTGTTGCACGTGATCCTCGGCCTGCCGTCGTCGGCACCGGGCGTAGTCGTATATCCACGGTAAGTAATAGCGCCGTTGGTGGCGTTGCCGGAATTGGTGAAAACCTGGGCCGTTGTCAGCGTGTAAGTCGCGCTGGCCTTGATGTGGACCAAGTCCCCAGCAACCGCGATGGGAGTCCCCGCCGCCGTGTTCGCCGCCCGGTTGATCGTGGCCCAGGCATTACCGGCACCGGCAGTAGTACCGGCATTGGCGTCGTTTCCCACCGCACCGTCAACGAAATATGTGGCCATCGACTACTGCCCTGGTGAGACGATATGCACGGGCCGCACGCAGCCATCCATGATCACCGGCCATTCGCCATTTCCTTCAATGAACGTGACAAAGGCCACCATGAATGCGTTGTACGCCAACACATCGTTGGAAGTCATCAAATGCGGCGGTGCGTCGTCGCGCGCATCCGTCCAAGTGGGACTGGTCGTGAGATTGGCATAGACATCGTCGATCTGCGCCTGATCGTCTTTGCAGGCCAGATAGACATGCCGAAGTTGTTCGCATCGCACGCGAACCCGTTCGTTGACGAATTGTTGGACTTGCTCATTCGAGGCGGCAGCCATTTAACCCTCCATGGTTAAGTTGTTTTACTTACGGAGATTGTAACCGTTTCTCAATCGCCTCGCGGGTCTTCTCGTGCTCTTTCTGATTGTGATTTCGCACATCAACGCCATCTTTCAACAATGCCTCACGGGTCTTCCCGTGCTCAGACTGCATAACCGCCGTGGCTTCCAGCTCAGTCGAGGTAATCACTTCGCGGGTCTTAGAGTGCTCGGTCGTGAACGTCGCATTCAGCGCTTGCAACAGAGCTGGCAGTTGAGTGCTGTTCTCGGCGACCTTCTCAATCGATTTTGCCTGCATAGCATTCGTCGACTCGACGGAATCGATAAATTTATTCTGTCTTTCAATCATCGTGCTGCCCAGCACGTATACCACAAAGCCCAACGCGATACTCGTAAAAATCGGGAACCCCAAATCTCGAATCGCGGACACCACGAGTTTTTGCTTCTCTTCATCTGGCATGTCGCCAAATCCAATCATGGAAAAAGTGTGTGAGCTATCCAAGCGGGTAACAATTGAATTCAGTAGACCATGAACAGACGAATACCACCAACGTCTAGTTCGTTCCCGGTAACTTGAACTGCCCGACAACAAAGGCGAAAAATCCCGCCGCGACTCCTTTTTCAATTTCATCATAGGATGGGTCCGATGCTAAAAACATCAACACCGCGATCGCGCAGATTGTGATCACGGCCAATTCCACCAAGCGAGCCCACCACGGATTTGGCTTGACTATCTCATCCAGCTTCATTCGCCCCCCCCATTCATTTTGCGTTTCTTGGGCCATCGTGCGTATCAATCCACCGCCCCAGCAAGATGAACATAAATGCGAAAATAGAAAGACAGACCGCCGAATTCGGCGCCATGCCCTCTATATGCTCATCACCCCAACGATACAGTACCTGCAATTCCAGCAAGTAACCAATCCAGGTGGTAAGGCAAATCACCCATACCACGACACTGCCGAAATATAAAACGCCAACAGTGAATTTACGCATGCCCCGACTTACCATTTAACAATTGGATGCCCCACAAACGCGAGTAGCACATTGATTATCAAGAGCACAGCACCTACGACTAAAATAACCCGCACAACCTTGTTGAAAGGCTCCGGCAGCTTCAAGTAGTCGCACAACCAGAATAACAATCCGAAGATCAATCCAAAAATAATCAGGTAGACAATGGTGTGGACGATCGCGGCGCCTTCGATTTGTAGCAGCAGCATGGATATCACGATTTCCCCTGAAAGTAGTTCAAGACAATTTGAATCAAGGCTTGCACGACAAAATCCATCCGTGGTATGAAGTCCCCACCGCCAATTGATCTTGCCGCTTCTCTCGTGGGCATCTCTTTAGCTAGAAACTCGTCAATCGTCTTGGATAGCGCCGGGTCCGCGTCAACCTCGGTCTCCAGGCCACGACTCCCGAATACCATACCACCATGGCCTGACGAAAGTGCCAGCCAGCCGCCAGCAACATACTGTGCATGAGGCAAGGCTTCAGCAGTCAGCAACTTGCCTTGGCGCCACAGTGGGAACAGGTCATTCCGCAAGCAGTCTAGGATTTCTGGATAAGTCAGATTCATTGGATTCTCTCTGATTGATGTCGTGATATAATGGGCGAACCAAACGGGCGTTGAAGCACCCGTTGGTTCTGACCACAACTGTCCTTGAAACGGAAGGAGCTTGTCATGGCTAAGCGCCAGTCTAACAAAAGTCGCGCTGACTCACTTGCAAAGCGATTCAAGAAACGCACATCAGACTCGCATTCAAACAATGGATGCATAATATGGCTTGGATGCTCGGACGGAAGATACGGAAAAATCAACGACAACGCCACTCGCAAAATGCTTTACGCCCATAGGGTGGCCTACGAATTGAAGTTCGGACCAATTCCAGACGGAATGCATGTTCTTCATAAATGCGACGTCCCGCTGTGCGTGAATCCAGATCATTTGTTTTTAGGAACCAACGACGATAATCATGCGGATTGCGTTACAAAAAATCGGCAATCAAAAGGCGAACATCGACCTAATTCAAAACTAACTGATCTGATTGTTGCGGAGATGCGAAAGCGACATTACGTGAACAAGGAAACAATTCGGTCTTTGGCAAGTGAATTTGGAGTCTGTCAGCAAACTGCGGAAAAGGCGATTTATGGACAAACATGGAAGCATGTCTAAACGAGTGGCTTAGGGACAATGTTGTACACTCCGCTGCTCCCCACCTTTGGGATGACTATGTAGTAGTTTTGGTCTATCTTTAATTCACCACGAATCGCTATCTTGGCTCCTACTTGCTCCGCGTACAAGTCACCGGAGATGTTAACGCCGGGAGCGGGCGTTGGCCCTACGGCGGCAAATCCAACTGCCCAAGGCAGCCACGAATAATCAAGGCTAGCGTGTCGCACTATTTGCGATGCGGTCCAGACCCATGTCCCTTGTGGTTTTTCGCCATACAAATGTCGCGGCCAATACTCGTCAGCGCATTCACCCTTCCACCCCGCGCCCCATGTCTGTCCCATCAGCACGATACTGTCATCATCACCAATGACTGTTCCCACTTTATCCCTAAACCACTTCTTGCCTTCATCGCTATCGTCGCAGCCGACAAGGCTTTGCATGTGCGGGCCAACAGGCCCAACCACAAATGGTTTACTGCTGCCACTTGTTTTGGTGCCACTCGTATGCAACACGCCGCCAGCCGCACAAAGCTTTCGAATTTCTTTTACTCCACCCTGGAATTTCGTAATCGCCCCGTCCGCGTAAGCATGGTGGGCGGCGGTGTATTCCTTTATCCAACTCGGAATGCCAGTCCTGCACCACTGGCGGGCGACAATCCGTTCGTTCTCATCGTCGTCAGTAAAGTCGATTGAGTTACTAGCCAGGTCGTACTTGATTCGGAAAGCAACGCCAACCCTGCGGGCCACCGTAGCAATTCCCGAGCCACTCCAACCGTCCGAACAATAGCCGCGATCGGCGTATTTATACCAAGCGCTGCAATGCTTAAACGTTTCTGGTTTATCGCCCCTAGCCGCCAGGGCTTCGGGGTGCGCCGCACGCCACCCAAATAGGGCAGTTTCGTGTTCACCACAAGAGGCATCAACACATGACCCAAAATCTTGCGCGTTGGAAAAAGGCTTTATTCCCTTGCCGTCCCACAACTCCAACGCATGCCTAAAATTCGCACTGCACTTACCAATCCCATCATCCGCCAACAGCGGGGCCACATCGCCAAATAGCTTGATCCGGCCAGGGGTGTCATGCAGGAATTCGTCGGCTGTGAATTTAGCCGCGCGCCGGGACCACTCCGGATGTTCTTCGGTGTCCTGGAAAGCCCCGATGAAGTTCGATTTGTAGCAAGACTCCAGCAGCTCGGCCGAGTCGCCGTTGCCATTGGCAAACGCGATGTCGAAACGGTTGGATTCCGGGATTATATCAGCAAGGAAATTACTCACGGCTTCAGCCTCGCAATCAGCTCCAGGATGATCTTGATGATTTCCAGAATCATTGCCAGATCGATCGCCTGTACATCCGCAGGTACACTGGCTTCCAGTCCGTCCGAGACCTCAGTAAGAAGCTTCGCGTAATCCTGAACAGTCCCGCCCTCCTGGGCGACGGCTACCCACAGCGTGCTGATCGCATCACGGGTTGGCTGCCACGCCGACCGGGCTACTGACGAGGTCAGCAATAGATCCGCGCCCGTGCGGACGCCGAATAGCAACGCTTCCGGGCTCGTGATTTTCCCAGAGGCTACCTCTTTTGCCAAACCGTCGTAGAGTGCCGCTAGTTGCTGTGCATTCTTGGCTCGGTCGGGATCGGAGACGATCAGGGCCAGTCGCTGGACCGTCTTGGCCCTCTCCGTCAACTCGACCGGGCCTGGCGGAGGGTTTGGCGGGCCTGGCGGCTTTCCAACTTCGACCACTTGTGCCGGTACAACGGATGCCACGCCGTTCTTAATGGTCAGTACATAAGTTCCATCAGTCTCGTACAAGACCACCACGGCCTTGGATTCCGAGTAGGCCGCGGAATTGACGGACAGGGCGACTAGAACCGCCAGGGTTTGCCGTAACGATGATTTCCGAATGACCAGCAGAGGAAATAAAAGCAGGCCACCAGCCCCGTCACGAACCCGATCAAGAACACTCCGATCAGCGACCACATGACACCTTCCTTTTCATTGCCGAAAGATAAGCAATCCAATCCACAGTAGCAGCAACACAATCAAAAGCAGCGAGGGCCAGGACATGGATATACATATAATGGGTGGCCTTGCGCCACCAGATCAATGCTCCGTTCTTGACAATTCATACCAAGTTGTTGTACGCAAAATAAATATCATCCCGCAATGTCCGCTCGGTGTGAAGTTAGTCCCGCCAGCCAACTGGATATCGGCAGTGGAGTCCACAATCGTATCGTCACTGTCCAGCAACACATACAGGATCTGACCCTCAACGCCATTGATGAACTTATCAACAGTCGTAGGACCGGACGCCATGGTAATAAAACTCTTGTTGCTGACATCCAGGTCGTTTGAGCCATCCGGTGTCTGGGCTGGATTGTGTTCATGAACCACGGCATTGTGCAGATAGTTGCGATTTACTTCAGATCGCATTGTCTCCGCACCGCCAACAGAGATGCCAACTTGATCAGCCGCTGGAGAATAGACGCCAGTATTGGGATCGCCATTAAAAGACACTGACGGCGAACCGACTGTACCCAGATGAAGAGTGCTGATTCGGTTATTCGTCATTGCTAGTGTCGTCGTGGCGATGTGATTGCCTAGGTTGTCGGCGCCGCCGACCTGCTCACGCCACACCGAACCATCAAGTGCGAACAACCGCACGGCCGGACCAGCAATATTGGCACCGCTGATTGTCGCGATCGTCGCCCCATTATTGACCTGATGAGTACTGGCGATCAAAACGGTCAACTCCTGCCCTTCCACACCGCCCGTGAAGTTGGTGATCGCCGTCGTCCCGCCCGTCTTCACTCGCACCGAGCCCTGTGTGCTGGGTGTCGCGCTGTTGGCCATCGTGATCCAACGGAAGCCACCCATTCGCATCCAGGCCGACCAACTAGTTCCGTTGTGATTTCGCTGAGCGGTCATCATGACGTCGTTGGGACCATCAATTAGCTCCGCTTGCTGAAGTATGTTATTCGTCGATCCATTACTTTCCGCACGCACGGTAAGCCATACCGTATCGTCGATCAGCGTGTCAGGCTGATTGGAAAACCAGCTTGGACCATTGGCGATATTGTCGGCGGTAATCTCGAATCGGCCGGGAGTTAAATACGAATCCAAGGTAATGGTGGCGGATAGATCATGGATCAAATTTCCGCCAGGACCTTGTTCCATCCAGACCGTGCCATCCCGCACGAAGGCGCGCAGACCAGGACCATTGATAGCTGCCCCATTCGTGGTGGCAATTGTGGCATTGTTGGCAATGGACTGACCAGCCGTAAGATCCACATACAGTAACTGCCCGTCGACACCGCCATTGAAATTCGTGACCTGGGTTGCACCTCCAAGCTTGACAGTAGTCAAACCCGCAACACTGGGCGTTGCTCCGTCGGGTAGCGTGGTCCAGGTAAAATCGATCGCTTGAGTACCCATCTGAAGAGTTGTGGTGGCGATGTGGTTGCCGAGATTGTCCGCACCGCCAGAGGTAACTGGTACCCAGCCGGTAGCAGCCGCCCCAGTTTCCTTCAGGTAGAGAATGGTTCCCGCAACACCGTCCGTTCGCATGTAGACCGAACCAACTGGTGCAGTGACCACAGTTTCCGGCGACCCCGTCCCCGCTGCGATCGTCGCACTGACGCCGTCGATCTGAACCACTCGGCCATTGGTATCGACCTTCATCAGATCCACGCCAGCCAGCGTTCGAATTGTGTAGGACGTGCCGCGATCCTCCAGGCGAAACCCAGTGCCGTGGTAAACGGACACGGCGCCCAGCGACGCAATAACAGCAAAAAACAGCAGCCAGCGTTTCATATCAAAATTCCAGATAGTAAATTCTCAACCGCAAGTCATCCTCGACCTGCCCGATGCCATTATCGGCCCGCCAGACTTCCAGGTAATCGCCAGCCGAGTACCAAGACTTCTCGCCGCGAATGTTATCGAAACCGGTGAAGGGAGCCGTACCGGCATCGGCCGTGAATGCGACCGCTCCGAATGCTACATCGTCCGGCGAGATCAATCCCTCGCAGGTGAAGTAATCAGTATTGGCAGTACGTGCCGCATAGGTCTGTACCGGCAGGATCGTAATGCTGGTTTTGACTGTCGCCACGTCACGACGAACGATGTAAACGTTGTTGTTCGTGGCGTCGTTCTGAAAACCCTTGTGAACGAATTCGTATCGTGGAATGTAGCGACGGGTGGGAACCCTCCAGCGAAAGATCAATGGCGAGGCACTGGCAATATCAGATTCGTCACCAACGATGCGGAGTTCCTCCGATTTCAGCCAGCGCGGCGTTGGAATGCCAGGTGTGCCGGTTGGTGCGGCGGCAGATAGAATCTCTTGATCAGCAGCGACTGGACCAGGCAGCTTGGAATCAGCCGACCAGTTGTAGATCTTCAGTCCAGATATTTCATCAATGCCAGCATGATCAAATACATCCATGGCGCGGCTGAAATCGGTACTAATCGGATTGTCACAGGGATTATCAAGCAGCAGGTTCTGTATTCGAAATCCAGTTAAAGAATGAGTCGCCGCGGACGGAAACTCAGACTTGATGATGAACCCGCCGCCCAGGTCCCTGATTTGAACATTGCGAATCGTGACATTCCTTACATCCGACTGTCCGGCGTCCGGCGTGTCCTCGACAATTCGCAGCCCTTGCTGAATGTGTCGTCCGTCAGTGGCGGGAGCGCCGTTGATTCCATTCTTCGCATCGTCCATCACGATGTCATGAATGTCGATATCCTGGATCGTGTTGGTGAACCCTACTTCGTCAAAGGATTGAATCTGCATGAACGAAGAACCGGACGCGGCGCCATTTAACTGGCGAGCGGAGATAATGCCATTACCAACACTAACCTTGCGCAGTGTCGAGTTCTTGCGGGCAGTCAACCAAATCAAATGATCCGCACCTACCTTAGTTGGATCACTGGTACGAAATGTAAATCCATTCACCGTGATGTTCTCGATTGTACCGCCCAGATAAGCTGGATCGGTCGCACTGTAGCCCGCCTTGAAAAACACTAAGCTGTTGCAGTTTTCAGCAATCAGATTGGTCATCGTCACGTTGCGAATAAAGCCTGTGATCTGAGAGCCCAGGGTGAGACCGGCAAATGATCCTTTGACATAGATATTGCTCAGCCGCCAGTTCTCGCAATCACCACCGGTCGTTGACTTTAAGGCAATGCCGTCATCGTCCTGTGCGTAATCCAAGTACCAACTATCACAGTCGATATTCTTTCCGATTAATAGCACGCCGGCACTACCAGACAACGGGCTAAAGTAGAAATTCCGGAGCACGCAACGATTGGCGTTGATCACCCGAATCGCATTCTCGCCGTCAATGTCAGCCGGCTCGAAAGTCGGCCCTGGATCTGGAACTGTGAACCGGAGATTCTCCAAGAGACAGTCAGATCCCGACAGTGACTGGATACCGTGGTATCCCAAACCATCAATCAAAGCCTCATCCGTGCGATGCATTGTCAAATTACGAACGACGCAGTTATTGTTCGGAACATTGACATGCACGTTCTCGAATGTCGAACCCTGGCCGTCAAGTGTGACGTTCGCTGGAATCGTGATCACCGCGTGTCCGCAGTCATATATTCCACGCGGACAGATCACCAGTCCGCCGCCAAGATTTCCAATAGCAGTCAGGGCTGCTTGGATTTCCTGGGACTGATCGCCGCTTCCATCAGGCACCGCGTTAAACCACTGGATGTTGGCATACGATTTGTCGGCGGCAAACAATCGAGCATTGGCGCCGCCGGGCGCGGCATATAAAAACCCGTTATCAGCCGTGCCGCCCAACCCCGCCGAATAGATCAACACCTGGCCACTGCCATCGCCAACTGTATGAGCTGTCGACCGACGCAGGGTAACAAGCTTCTCGCCTTCTCTTAAATTAGTCAGTGCCATCAGTGTGGCGGATTCAGCGTTGGCCACCGTGCGATACCTGCCGTCAACAGCCTGTCCGCTGACTGGCAGCGGCTGCGCGTAGGCAGTCCCGGAAAAGAGCAAAGCAAATAAGATCAGCCAGCGTTTCATATCTATCAGTCCGTGATGTTCTTGGCGGCGTAAGCCGTGTTGTAGTTCCCGGTCTCCGGCGCGGCCACGCCAATGCTGCCGGCACCATAGTCCCGCATTTGATTGTTATAGATGCCAAGATCGGCAACGGCCGCACCAGTAAGTGCGATAATCGATGTCGCATTGGCGGTTTTGTCTAAGTTATTGGCACGGATAACATTTCTCGTAGTGGCAGTTGATCCACCAATCAAAATTCCACTGCTTCCACCAGGTATTTCCAGCTTTATTTTAGTGGCGGCTCCCGCATGGCCAACACACTGATTTCCATCTATTTGTATGCCGCGCCCGTCTTGAATAAGCACTTCAGTCAGACATCGACGAAAAACGTTGTTCTTAATGATCGTGCGATCGGTATGTGCTGAGGGATTAGTGATGTCATCAACTGAGTTCTCGATACCATACACGGAATCTTCGAATACATTCCCCTCCACGACGCAGTCCGGCGCGGTAATCTTGCAGCCGTGTGAATTGAATGGAGAAGCGGAATCAAGTCTGGCGTAGTTGTTGCGAACAATTGATGCGCGCCCTCGCATATTAAACGCATAGAGCCCAGTCGTCGTCGCATGCCGACCGCCAAAGACCTGATTGTTCTCGAATCTGGCCCCGTAACTTTCAGCATGCGTATCAAACATCGTTGTCGATGCTGGCGAAACATATCCTTCTCCACCGCCCTTGGCTGTGCAGTGGTGAATATAATAGCCCTTACCAGTCCCGTATCGATTGGCGCCACTGTCCCATCCGCCGGTTGTGACTGGATGCCTGGAAAAGCCGAATGTACAGCCACGAATTTCCACGTTGTTATTGATGCCAAGCACAATGCCGTAGGTCAGCGAAGGCGATGGCATCCTGACCCTCACGATCTGGCAATCATCAATCAGAACCGTGTCACAGAAGCTGACCGAAATCTGTCCACCACCATCGATTTTAATTCCCTGAATGGAAGAATCACCCAGACTGTACAAGGCGATTCCAGCCGCACCGTTCGTCCCGTCACCCAGTAGCTCGAAATTCTCAATGCGAACGCGCTTGTAATCTTCGATTAAGTAAATCTTTGGATTCGTCGTGGTCATATCATCAATCGCACGAGTGTCGAGATAAACCGTAGAACCAGGCGTGGGTTTCTCAATCACCCTAAAAACTTCACCCGGCCTGTTCTGACCACCGGTCGACCAGACATGCGAAACAAACTTACTGTTGAGAGAACTGTCGTCCCAGATCAGCACAAGGTTTCCCTGCATTAAGCTAAGACCGGGATCAGTGATGGTATTGGAGTTTTCGGCAATGCCGCCAGTTAAAACTGTTGGTGTAATTGAGTCGGGATGAAAGTACCGCCCAAATAGCAGATTCCCAGTACCACTCAATGTGATTGTTGAACGATTCGATCCAACCAAAGATGCCGTGGTGAATGGCGTAGTGGCCTTGGTGAAATTGAGTTCTGCATTGACCGCCAATGTAAAACCAGTCTCAACCAACTTGATCATGCCGCACGGATTGTTGTGAATGTGCGTGATCGCCGCATTCATGTTGGCCATGTCTGTTGTCGGATTGCCTGTCGGCTTGACGTGGATCGTCTCTTCCACATCAGTCGGGATCGTGAATTTCTCAGTCATGAATAGCCTATACGGGATACATGAAATGAATGACTTCCCCCGTCGCCAGGGGAGGATCGCCAGCCCCTGGGGCTGACACATTGGGCGGGGTATTCCAGACAATCGAAGCGCCGGCCTGTAGAAAATGCACACTTACAACGCAACCCGCCAAGTTCGGCCGCGTAATATGGACGGTATTCAAGGCCAGTGGAGTTGATGGCAGCAGAAAGCTTTGTGAAGCGGCCTCGCCCACGGTGATCGTGTGAATCCCAAACGTCACGCCGCCCACTGCTGGAGAAAACCACTCCTGGGCCGTCGCCCCGGCATTCATACGAAGCTGCTGGAGACCGGTACCCTTGGGGATGCGGATTAAGTCGGTACCGTCGTGGCCCAACAAGTCGCCCTGTGTTGTAAGCGGCAGATCAAGACCAGTGGCGCCAGTGCCGCGCGGATAATCCAACACGAAGACCTGGGAGTGCAGCGCGATATCACTCACGCCGATATAGTAGAAGACTTCCTCTTCGCCTTCATCAGCATGTTCGTAAAGCTCAGTCGTGCTATTCCAGGTATATAGCCGGTCGTTGTCATTCGCTCCATAAATGAGCGGGCTACCAGGCAGGAGCGAAGTCAGGACGTTGGCGACTTCAGACGAGGAAAAAACTTCGATGTGATTGACATCCGGCACACCGCGCAATGTGGCGATCTTCTGCACGTCATTATCAATCGCGGAAACCACCACATACGGCTTGCCATCAGCCGCCCAGGCGATTTGCTTGCCATTCGAGGCCGTCGTTAGGCCGTGAGCTGGACTGTATACAGTCTGTACGGCAGTGCCATCCGCACCATCCGCTCCATCGGCTCCATCGGCGCCCGGATCGCCCTGTGGTCCAGGATCGCCCTGGATACCCTGAATGCCCTGGAGGCCCTGGATACCCTGAATGCCTTGAATGCCCTGTGCGCCGTCTTCGCCATCAACTCCATCAATGCCATTGGTGCCGTTGGTGCCGTTGGTACCATTAGTTCCAGGAATGCCCTGTATCCCCTGGATACCTTGCGTCCCGGGAGCACCCGCAATTCCCTGGATTCCCTGAACACCTTGAATGCCTTGCGGACCTTGCGGACCAACGATCTGGCCGACGTCGACGTAGATCGAGCCATTGCAGACCCACAGGTGGCCAGTATCCTCAGTGATGAGCCCCTCTCCAGCAACAGCACAACTTCCCGGCAAGCTCCCGGCATCCGGCACACTGCCGGTAATGGTGACACTGGAGCCATCCATTCCGTCCATGCCTGGAACACCCTGCGCTCCCGCCACGCCCTGGATGCCCTGGATACCCTGTAAGCCGTCCGCGCCGTCCTCGCCATCAATACCATTGGTGCCATCAATACCATTGGTGCCGTTGGTGCCGTTGATGCCATCCTGGCCATCGACTCCAATCGGCCCCTGGGTGCCTTGCGGGCCCTGCTCACCCGGAAGACCTTGCGCGCCTTGTGGTCCCGGCGGACCTTGCGGACCAGTTCCACCACCGCCTCCACCACCATCGCAACAGTGGCTTTGCCACCAGTCATTGAGATACATAGCGATAATCCATTATCTTTTTTGCATCGATCATCCTAAACGACACGCAGCCAGTGCATGATCGAACCCGCGTTGGCATATGACTTGAGTATGATCTCCGTGGACTCCAGGGAAGATACAACCAGGTCTATCGTACATGGACCCAATACAAAAGCCTTAATCGAGGCACACACAATATACCCGCTCCGCTTCATGCTGAGGAAATGCTTGGCCACCGATCCACCATCCCGCCGCAATTCGACTTCCGTCGTCTGGGCCGCGCTAAGAACTGTATTCGGGAATTCCACAAACATCACGGCCGATACCAACCAGGTCCCAGTCTCCTCAATCTCGAAAGTATCAATGGGATCTGTTGAAGTAGTGAGGGCCACGTCACTGGCCAATTCCTGCTGGCCATACCCAGGCGCCGGGCCGACTGGAAACGCGATCCAATCCGCCCCATCGAAGTAACGGAACTTGTCGATCGTGCTATCGTACAGCCAGGAGCCGACCTGAGCCGCCGGGGGATCGGTCAGTGCATTGATCTGTGTCGTCGTGCCACGGGCCGGTCGCTTTTTCCCACTGGTGATAATGGCCATTAGAAATCGATCCTTTGCCAGTCGGCCTTGGTCCCACCATTGGTCTCGGAAAGGATCTTGGCCGTCGTCGTCAGCGAGATCGCCCGCAGCTTGACTATCTCATCCGTGGTGGTCGTGGTCACGTGTCGCCGCAAGGTGGCTGGGAAAATCACCTGGCCCGTATCTGAGCTTTTCAGGACCGCTTTGGCCAGCTCGACATTGGATGAATCAGTCAGTTTGAGCGTGACTGTGTCCGGATCATTCATCTCACACGTGGCATATACCGAAACCCGCCACACGCCAGGTGTTGGCAGCGTATACGAGTCGATATCCTGCTCCGTGCTGGCGACCGTAATTGCCACGTCAGATGGCAGCCCCTCAATCTCGATACCAGTCAGCGGAAAGATCGTCAGCGGCAGCCAGGCCGTGGCCGAGCGATAGTACCAAGTATCGTTGGTCGTGTTGAAAATGAAGTAGCCTTCATCGGCCGCACCCAAACCGGTAATCGCATCACGCTGAGTCTGCGTCATGCGCGCCGGTCGGAAGGGGCCCAGGCACTTCACCATGAAATCACTCCAACACCTTGTGGCAATACATTTGCGACCGAGATCCGCCAGTGGCTTGCACACCACCCAAAGGAGTACCAGTGCGAATAGCACGAGTCTTGATCGTCTCGCTGCCGCCAGTCGTATCGACGATCGTATTAACTGTCACACTGAAGTAATACTGCTCGCTGGTGGAGGCTGGTCGCTTGGCCTTCACAAGCGCGTGTGATAGCTCAACATCAGCGCTATCAGTCAACTTCGTTAGTACACTGGTGTCGGCGTCGTCCAAGAAGGTGGCGCCGATGGCCATCGTCAGCAGGCCCTCGACAAAGAAGATTCCGCCAGCCGGCACGACCAGACTCATGATGTCGGTATCGACGAGATTGATGCCGACATTCGGCGAGAGTTGGACGAATTCGGTGTCACCAGGAAAAGATTGATCGAATGGCAGCCACTGGGCCTCAGTCACACCCCAGTATTCTAGCCTGGCCAGCGTACTATGCCAGATAATCGGCCCGCCTTCATGGGCATCCGGTGTCCCGATCGCATCCCGCTGAGCGGTCGTCAGGATCACTGGTGATATTTTGCCTAAAGTGGCGGTCATGGCAACTCACATTTCACCATCACGACTTTACCATCGAATTGAGAACCATCGGTGACCCGCATGTGCAGGTCTCCACCACTGGCCGGAACAACCAAGGCCCGATCGATATTCACCAGTTCATAACCATCGCCGAAGTCGGCATAGAACTGCACCGTGTAATGCTCGCCACAACCATGGGTCGATTCCGGAATCGTCATCGCCGAGTAGCCGCCGCTCGGCGTGCCCCAATCAGCAATCAGGAACTCCTCGACGTAAGTCGTCGCACCGGCGGCTGTGCTGGTGAATGTGATCTCATCAGGATTACTGAGCGTGATCGTCATCCCAGTACCAGGAACCAGCGTTAGCGTATCCGTCACGGAATCCGCCACCGCACTGCCACCAGTCGAAATAGCGATCGTCTCGAAAAGATTCTGATTCGTATTGGGCGATGAGTTAGTAATCGTGATCGTATCAGCCGCGCTAAGCGTGATCGCGATACCAGTCCCTGGAACAAGAGTGAGCGTATCTGTCGGAGAATCCGCCACCGCACTGCCACCAGTCGAAATCGCCACCGTCTCAAATAGATTCTGATTGACGTTCGGTGCCGTATTGGTGATCGTAATCGTGTCAGTAGTCGCATTGGTAGTAATCGCGATCCCCGTGCCATTCACCAGCGTCAGCGTATCGGTTGCGCTATCGGCCACAATGCTCGATTGGGTGGCCACCGCAATTGTCTCGAATAAATTCTGATTCGTATTCGGCGCCGTGTTAGTAATCGTAATCGTGTCAGTAGCCGCATTAGTGGTAATCGCGATTCCAGTACCGTTGACCAACGTTAACGTATCGGTCGCACTGTCAGCCACAATACTGGACTGAGTAGCGACGGCGATTGTTTCGAATAGATTCTGCACACCGCCCGGCGAGGTGTTGGTGATCGTGATTTGGTCAGCCGCGCTGAGAGTGATTGCTATGCCAGTTCCCGGAACAAGAGTCAGCGTATCAGTTGGGGAATCGGCTACCGCACTACCACCAGTGGAAATGGCTACAGTCTCGAAGAGATTTTGATTCGCTCCAAACGGCGCATCAAAATGAAAGTCCCAAGCGGCCCCATCGTATGTCCAGGCACGCACTAGATTATCGTACCGCTCAATGTGCGAATCACCCTCGATCGGCCCCGCTGGCGGAGTAACCGGTGCCGCGCCAGGAGCACCGGCGGCACCTACCTCGACTGAGAATGTCTGGTTGCCATCCGCTTCGGCGTCACTGCCATCAACGCCATTTGTACCGTTGGTGCCATTGGTGCCATTCGTGCCATTGGTACCATTGGTCCCATTAACGCCATGGCAGATGTAGAACAATTGATCGACTTCGCCGACCGCCAATGTGCCGTCGCCGTTATCGTCCACGCCGACTTCGATCTTCCAGCCGCCGCCCGGGCAATTCACGCCGACCGCCTCGACCGTGGCCTTGATCAGACTGTTATTGCCATCATCACCGTCGATGCCATTCGTGCCATTCGTGCCAGCCGTGCCGGGATTACCTTGTGGGCCAGTCGGGCCAGGCGGACAATCCTCGCACGTACCCGTGCCACCACCACCCGTCGTGCAATCAGTAATCCACCAATCATTTATTACTGGCATGGTTGAATACCCGTTCGATAACTAATGGATCAGCACTATCAGCACCCATCCAGCGGCGCTTAAATCGCCGGTCGTACTCCTCACGCACTTGTTTAATATTCGAGGTGTGGTCGTACTCCGAGAAATAAATCGGGGCCTTGCTGGGATCGGTCACATATCGCTTATCGTACACACGATAGGGATACTCTCCACGAAATCGCTGCTGCAACCAGCCTTGTACCATCTTGATAGCTTGCAGTTGCACATCATCTGGGTCAGTCCGCTGATGAAAGAAAGTCCCCACCGCCTGCCGCATGGAAACAATCGTCTGCTTTAGGTCGTTGACTTCGTTCAGCAACTCCTTGACATCCGGTTCGGATTCGCGAGCTGGCTTGACCTTGATCTTAGGGGCCGGCTTTTCATCAAAAGGCACTTCATCCATGAAACTCAACTCCATTTTTGAAAAAAGCCGGCAGCACAGTCAGTCGCGCTACCGGCTGGCGAACCAGGGTTGCTTTTAAACAATCGGGTTGATCGAGGCATCGAAGCCACGAACCAGAACCGTCATCCAGGGACGGGACCAGCCTGGACCTCGCTTGTAGCGATAGACCCGGCGGAAGAGGATGCCGCGCTCGAGGTAGGCTTCGGTATCAGTACCGGACAGCTCATCCGTAATGATGTCGAAGTCGACCATCCACGAAAACGTGTCTTTAAAGTTCTTGGAGACAAGGTAAGTATTGGCCGACCAGGCTTCCGCCGTGGCATCATTCTCAGCCGGGCCGAATTCCGTTACACCGCCCGCCCCATCCGGGCACTCAAACGTGCAGGTGCGGTAAAACTGGGTCAACTCGTCTTTCATGTAGGCCGAGTATTTTACAGCCGCCGACCAGCCATCACGCGCGGCGCGGGGAGTCGTAATTTCAGTCGTGCAGGCATCACCTGTATGCACAAGCTGGGAACCAGCCGCGATCAAGTGTTGATAGGAGTTGATCTGGCATCGCCAGGGAATAGCGAGCTGGAAATCTCCAGGACAATCCACTGGATCACAAGAGAATGGATCACGGGCCTTTTCCCAAATCTGCTCGATCGCGCACAACAGGGCGTCGTTGCAGCCAGTCAGTTTGTACTGTGGCCCGCAGACCACATTCGACCACTGACCGCCTTGCGACGCTTGGTAGCCGGATTGGAAGATCACGTCGTCAAGCTGGAATGGATAGGAACATCCAAGGCAACCATCCAGGCCAAACATGATCCGCACCCGCGACTTCTCATCCTCACGACCAAAGCCGCGCCGAATCGCCCCGTCCATGAGATCAGATACTTGTTCCGTGCCACCCACGCAACGCAGGTTGCGATGGAGGGCGAAGCCGATCTTACTGGTACACAGCCGCGGCATCTTCCAGCAACGGGTGTCACCCAGGCCGACCCACAGGATTTCCATGTCGTCTTCGGAATCCTCATCGCAGGGGGCTGCGATACGCGGTTCGATGATCTCGCAGACTCGGCGGTTATCAAAATCTGAGCAAGTTCGATCGACCCGCGTAAAGCAGTCGGCCAAGTTGAACGGTGATGCCTGACAGGCAAGCTGAGAAAAGGTTGTCTGCACACACCGATCAAAATACTGATCCCAGTTGGAAGCCTTGATCGCGATAGCCGCTTCCCGCAACTCGGAAGCATTCGGGCTACGGGCAAAGATACCAGCCGGGTTGTGGGGAAGCTGAGCCAGCGTTCGTTCAAAGACGTAATCCAGATCAACGTTTTGAATCCTCCACGGCTCAGCCTTCTTGTCCTGAAAGCCTTGCGTGAATTCATCCTCGAATCGTTCGAGCACGGCTCCCGCCGCCTCTTCAGTCTTGCACTCCTTGATGGCGGTGCCACCGTCCAGGCCATCCTGGAAAGACTTGACTAGAAAATCATTGACATTGACGGTGGGCATCTCTTCCTCCTTGAAGACGAACGTAAACGAGTGAAAACGAATTATTTAGTCAGTCGCGCAACCACAAGCCGGGTTGCACCAACGAGCCACAATCTTTTGGCCGAGCGGATACACATGGGCCGCAAAAGCGGTACCAGTCGAGACATCGATCTTGGCAGCGTCGACAGCACAGCCATCATCAGCGAACGGGCCACACAGCGGAGGGTCCTGGCAGACCGTCAAGACCGCGTTGGCGCCGCCCGTGACGGCGAATTTGTGATTGGAGACATTGCCATCGGTATCAATGAACGGAGCCAGCAGCGTACCTTTCGGCGCGGCCACCGCTGCCGAGAGATAAACCTCCACGGCGCCGGCATGATAAACAGTGACCTTCTTACCACTCGTGACACCAGTTCCGCGGGCATGCCAACTCGCATCCGAGTAACCCACGAAAGCGGCGGCCGCGGCGGCTACCGTGGTAAAGCTGGAGAACGGCCGCACCATGCCATTGGCATCCGCACCCAACGGCGGACGATCGACACCCACACCATAGTGCGGGTCAGTCAGATAACGAGATTTGCGGGAATCGTCGTCCGATACCCACATGCCGAGAATATCACTACAAACACCAGGCAATAGCGCCATAATAGGCTCCTTTTTCAGTACGCGGCTGTGGAATATATTCCACAGCGATGGTTAACTTTAGCGCGAGCTTTTATGCAAAAATGGCTGGCGCTTATAGGACGAAATTTGTGCCTTGAGATCGGCATCAACAAAGCCGCTGCCTTGTTTGGGAGTCTCGCTGGCCGGCTTTTTATCAGCATCAGCCACCGACTCGCGAATCTCTTCTTGTGATTTAATGATGGCCGTAATCTTGGTCTGACGATCAGCCGTCTCAGGCAGGGCCAGCAGGGCATCGGCCAGCTCATTGGTCAGCTTGCGATTCAGAGTGGCGGCTTCTTGGATCAGGGCATCCTTTCGCTCGCGGACGGTAATGGAATCCGTTAGTTCGGCGACCTTCAGTTCCAGCTCCTTGATCTTGGATGCGCGGGAGTCTAGCTCCGATTGGAGATTAACGACTTTCTCGAGCGCGCCGCCGGTCTGTTGGCAGGAACACTCCTTCAGGCTTTCCTTATTGAGCTGCTCGTAAACGGCCGGATAGTGCTTCTTCACATCGGCCGCTTCGCGAATTTCGACTTCCATGTCCTGCTTCCCTTCATAGAGACCTTTGTTAACACCGCCAGCCCCGATGATCAGGCACATCTGGCGAACTTCGGTTACATCATCAATCACCCGACCCCGGCGAGTCTCCTCGAAGACAGCCTTGCCGGTCGGAATCTCGTGCGAGAATTTTATGAGATGCGGACGGCGCTCGGCGTCGTCAACGAGTTTATCATACAGAGAATCCTTGCGATTCAGCTCGGCATCGCCGCGAATTTCCCAATTACCAGACGGATCTCGACCCAACACGGGACGCCGCACACAGCCGATGAGATGCTCGTATCCCTTCGAGTCGTGATTGCGGACGATAGCCAACCCGTCATAGAAACCAACCAACTTCTTCATCGCTTTTTCAGAATAACGATAGCCGTTGGTCGAGACTTCGCCGTGCAGCCGCACGCTGGGCAGCACCCCATTAGACGGGTCTGGTTTGATATCACGCTGGACGTGACCAGCTTCGATGATCGTTTCGGAGTTGAGCAAGATGGCCTCTTCCCTGGATCGCCATTTTGTCTACTCACACCTTGTTTGTCGGTGGTTTTCAAATGATTGTCAATACCGCGTCACCACCACCCACCACGAATTCGCCCGTGCCGGTATGGGCAGCCAGCTCGGCGCTGGCATCCAATAAGGTATCAATCAATACTACGTTCGGCGCATTCAAGCGGCTCGTCAAGCAAGTCCAATACAAATTCAAATCGTATGGCAAGAAGGCATCACTGTTCCATATTTCCGCCATTATCAGGCCCTCCTGGCGATGAATTGGGCTCCGGCTCCTTGGGCTCCTGGTCGAGATCGAACTCGGCCTGGACGTGATCCACGCCCACCGACTGCCGCACCTGTCGCTTGGATTTGATGCCAGCTTCAAGCAGGCTTAGCTCGCTCTCGACATCCTTATTATGGTCGCGGGAATGAGCAATCGGGTAATTCGGAATCAGTTCATAGGTCATGCGTAGATTGTCTTCATCGGCGCCCACGATCTTCCACAACACCTCCCTGTCCGCATGAAATAGCTTGGCCTGATCACGCTGGACACGGCGGTCGAATGGATCTCCGGCGGCCACCAACGACGAACGGTTGCCGGTATTGGCGTCCGCCGTGATCATGAATTCAGGAATATCACTGACGTTGCCAATAAACCGCTGCTCCTGCTGAATGATCTCAACGTTATCTTTCGCCGAAGTTGAAATGCCTGGCATTTCGACTCTGAATCCCTTGGCATGCGTCACACCCGGCGATTGCGGCCGACCTTCGTTCTCATCCTGCTTGATCTTTTTATTGCGGGCGATCAACTCGATATCCGAAATCATCGTGCTCTGGTCGTAGTTGTAGATGGCCGCATGCTCCGCCTGCACAAGAGCTAGGTCAATCATGGCGCCATTGATCTCATCGATACCAGCCACGTGACACAACGCCCAGTAGAACCTGGGGATGCCGCGAGGATCATTGCGATCAACACCATCCTTGCAGTGCTGGACCTTGCGGCCGTCAATCCACTCCCAGACATCACCGCCATCTCTACCCTGCTTTGGGAGTAGATGCCAATAGCCTAAGACAATCCGGACATCCTGTGGATCAAAGACAATGCCGAGCATGCCGACCGGTTGATTCAGTTTTTGCATCGCCTGGATGATTGGCGTTGGCACTTCTTCGATATTGGTGATCCGCTGAATATCAGTCGGATTCTCGATGTGTTCCGGCTCCAGGAAAGTGATATCAATCCCCGTAGCCGTATCCCAGACGCGGCGGAAGAATTCGCCATCCCGAATGAATCGATAAAAGCTCTCCTCTTGAATCTGGTACCAGAACAGCGCCTCCAGGGCGAGTTCGAGCCGGAGGGTGAGGGCGTCCGCGCCGGCCAGTTGCGTCTTGAGCAGCCGCTTGTTCTTGACCGGGAGCCGCCTCGGGGAGAAGCGATAGGTGTGCCCGGTGCAGATCACGTAAGAGAGTAGCTTTTGGGTGGCCGCGATGATGGTCGGCTTGGTGGCCGCCCAGCGGCCGGAGTCGCGGACCTTGCGAAGGGTCGACTTGCACTTGTAGGGCAGCGTCCGCTTCTTGCCGGCATCGCCCCAGTCGATGGAGATTCCGAACTTCTCAGCTAGAGAGTCGGCGCTGAGGCGATGCTGGCGAGCCTCGAAACGTTCACGTATTTCCTCGACTGTGATCGGCATGTGACATCCTTGTCGTCAATGAATCAGGCCATTTCCTCAACATGGCCATGGCGTCGCATTAAGTTATTCCTGGCGGCACTCAATGCGACAATAACCTGTTTCAGCCTGTCGATTTCGTCTTCCATATCCATATTGCGGGCTGTGTCATAACCAAACTTCGCAACCGGATCTTTGGCCATAACTGACTGGAAATTATATTCTAGAGACCGGCGATAGAATTGATTATCCATTTACTCACCACGGTTCCAGTTTCCATCACCAAGCGTGTAGCAGCGCTTAGTATAGGCCCTGCTCGATGAATCAGGAACTTCCGCGCGCAGAAATTCAGTCCACGATCGACCGTGCCTGAATTCGACGTGCTTCCTCATTAGTCTGGCTGCCTGGACTCCAGACCCTGGATCTTTTCCACGCTGGCCTCGCGCGTTGACGATGATCTTCCATTCGCACCATGGGCACAAGAGATCCCAGGCGGACGGCTGTTCACGCGGCATCGTTCTTCTCCCGTTCCTTCAGCATCGAATCTTGCTTTCGTTCCGCTTCAATTTGCCGGACTGCGTATTCGATATCTTGTCTCACGGAGTCATAAACACATCTCAGCAATGCCCTCTCGCAACTCCCTTGGGCGAGGGCCTTCTCTAAACTGAGGACGCGGAACGGAATGTCTCGCAGAACTCTAATCGCGTCCGCTGGCTCACACATGTTTTTCCCGTTCCTTCATCATCGCGTCGGCCATCTTGTAACACCTTGCGGCGGCAACCTCGTCAGATTCGTATGGATAGTCCATGGTGCCTTGCATCGCCAGCCCCGCGAAGTGATCGCGCAGACTGTGCGAAGAACACTTATGCTGGGCTATCCATTCCCGCGACAGTTGCAGTTTTTCGCACGTCAGTTGCAATCCAAAGTGGTCCACAAACGGGACGCCGCACGCTTTGCAAACTGGATTGGGATCTACTAGTTGTTCAAGCGGCATCGTTTCCTCCGGGCGGCTTGTCGATAAAGTATTCCACCAGATGCTCGTCCGGCTGCTCCTGTTGGATCTTCACGAAGAATCCTTGCAGGGCCTCATCCATGGTAGCGCCAAGACCGCGGCTATTGTATCCCTTAGCCCAAGCCGACCAGCGACCGGCCTTGCCCTGCTCGACGTGGATAATGATTTTCATCTTGGCCACCACAAGTACACAACATACAACAGCACCCCCAGCACGCCGCAAAGTACGCCAACCATAATAAATGCAATAGCCTTCATTCTTCACAGGCTCCTCCGGAGCCTCCTCTTTTGGGTGGTCAGCCGCGGCGCCTCCACTGGGGAACTTCGACTTTCACAAATTCGTTACCACGCTTGCGCCACCAGGCACTGGCTCTCTGAGTTCCATCCATTTCATACTCCCGCAGGCAGAGCGGGCACATTAGAAACACCAGATCGGCACGTCCCTCAGTCCGCCGCATGCGGAACGTCAGCAGCTTCCGATCGCAACACAAACCATCCGTGATCATTTTGCGATAACCCTGATTGGTGGTTTGACATAGGTCAGTAAGTCAACATCCTCGCCGAGAATAATATCGTAAGCTCCGTACAGGATCTTGCCGGTAACGACATTGCAACGAAGCACAGAGTCATAATCTCTTCCATCCTGATCAAAAACATCACAGGGAACTGGCAAAGACGCATCCATATTCCAGTCATGCGTCCACTCGCCGGTCCTGTTAGGAGGAACTTCTTTCATCAGTATTGCTGAATCACGCCCTTGGTCACCAACTCGTTCCTGAGATTCTGCATCGGCCCATGGAACTTATTCTCGATATGTGTCATCACCATCTTGAAGACACCGCCAGCAATCGCATCGTCAATCAGCCGCTTGCACTCGTCCGAGTGCTCGACTAGCCAGACGTCGACGGACTTCTTGACTTGCTCCTCCAGCAGCTTCTTGATTTCCTGGACGATCAACGGCGGGCCAGTACGGGTCGTCGAGCCGCCGTGGTACCTAGCTGGCTCGTACTGGTCGGTGAAAAACGCCTTCTGCATCGCGGCGTTGACGAGCAGCTTGAGATCGTCATCCGACATCAGGTCGCCGATTGATTCCCGGATACGCTCAAAGACTTTCTCGTTGAATGATTTTGTCAGTTCCAGATCAGTTGCCATTTAATCCTCCCAGTCCAAATCCTCAGCCTCCGCCAGCCAGAGCGGAATCTGGACGTGCGTAAGATGGTCATCCACTTCCACGTCATCGGCATCGAAATCTCCTGTGCTATCACCCTCCTTAATCGTGGCCTGCTTAATCTGCGAGATGGGAATCCACAGCAGGTGGCCCTGCTCGCCCAGGCCCCAAGCCTTCTCGGTGATGTGGTAGATCTGCAGATCGATCTTGGCCCACACCAGCCGCTTGGTATCTTCGAAGTCGTCGGAATCATGCTCACGAAACTTATCCGGCCACTGGGACAGTCCCATCATAGCCCTCCCCTAGCATCACTCCGATGTAGTTCCCCAGCGTTCCGTAAGTCGGCATCGGCGAGGTTCCGAATTCCTTCCTGATCCTGTTTAGAACAGATCGCAACGTCACCTCACGCGGAGTCGTGGCATTGGTGAACTGGGCCAGCTCCAGGAAAAGCTGGTCAATCACGGTCGTCTCGTTTCTCAACATGGCAAAGCCTCTTCCAGTGTCGGCACAGCGTCAATTGGCAATCTTTAAGCGGGGCCTCATTGCCATGGTTCGCAAAATGGTAACCAATGGCGTACTTCGTCGCCAGATCGGCCAGATCATTCAGGCGACAGAGCACAGCGATATCCGAGAAGTGGAAATCAAAGCCGCCGGGGCCTATGACGTGGCCATTGAGTGAGTTATGCCGGTAGAGTTCTCCACTCCTCTCTGAGGAAGGAAAGGTTTCCGCCGCGGCCACGTGGTCCGGCGGGATCGGCTGCTGGGGCGGGGCGACGGGGGGCAGACGCACGTACGTCTCCGGGCCGTCCGGGGTATCGACAATGAGATTCGGCGATGAACCCTGCAATCGCCGCTCGATTCGCTCCAGTCGCCGCGACACATTCATGACGTATCTCATAAAGATGTCAACCAAGTCGTCCATTTCCTTTTCAGTACCGCTCATAGGTCGTTTGTCGCCTCTTGCCTCTCACTGAGCGATTCGATGTACTCGCCCAGTGCCTTGATTACATTCGGCTCCAGGGCGATACTCTCCCAGCGGTACTCGCGCCTCGTCCGCAGCCAGATATGGTAACCATCGTGCGAGGCATACACTCCATCACCGATGTAGACCAGCCGCGTCTCACCCACGACGGACGGCATATCATATTCAAGCATCACTAGGCTCCTTGTTTTTGACTTCAGCCAACTGGCGAGCTAGCTTACGGCACTGGTCCTGGACGTAATCGAGAGTTCGGTAAATTCCGCCACTCAGAAATGAAAAGCTACTGAACGGCGGCAGGTCTCCATAGTGACTACAATCGAATCCCAGCCACCACACATCGTGCGGCTCCCCATCTCCCGGCACGTGGCAGATGCCGCGGCCTTCACCAATCTCATGCGACCGGCAAAAATCAGAGTACGTCAGGCCGCCATGCACATCGACATTCAGCTCCATATAATCGACTTCGAAGAGCGTGTGCGACGCATCGACGCCGACGTATCCACACCACGCACCACTGCTTGGCGATCGCACCGCCAGGCACGGCAAGCCAGTCTCTTCGTCTGGCCACTGGACCTTGTCCGGCTCGTCATCCCACTCGCCATGCCCCCAACCGGAACGATCAAGCGTCTTGTACGTCTTAGTTTCCATCGCCAGGCTCCTTGATCAGCTTCCACAACTCACACTCCGGCATGTGCCCGCGGCCGTGCTCATGGCTGCCGGCGCCCATATCAAGCGATGCGCCATCCGGCAGCCCGTCGCAGATCGGGCACCTGGGGCAAGTATCACCCGCAAAACCGTAAGCCGTGGCGATCCACTGCAGCCGCTCCAGCATCCGGGCCATATCACGATACCGCTCCAGGAACTTGCCGTGCAGCTTATCAGCGACCAAGGCGGCCTGGCTGGAATCAAAAACGCCCTTCGGCGCCGGCGTCCAACACATGGATGCCTCGCCAATAGCCATCAGGATCTCGGATTTCAACGTGCTCATTTCCTAATCCCCTTCATGAAGTAAGTCACCCAGCAGCTCCCGCATCCGCCGGCAATCAGCATACTCACAAGCCATGATTGGCCCGGGGTGGCGAGTATTGTGTAACCAACTGGAGTACCGCAGTAGCCAGACGTGCTGCTCATTGAGCCGATCAAGTAAATCCTGGTTGCTATAAGCCTCGAACCCCAGAGGCCCATGAATGTGATGGTGGCTGAGATAGTACGCCAACTCCTTCCCGGAAGGCGGAACGGTAGTCTCCGCCGGGACGGCCCGGGGCGTGGTGGCGGGGATCGGCTGGTCCCATAATTCGGAAGAAATAGTTCTCGCCTGATTAACCGGGTCGATCCGCAAGCACTGCTCCACCTGGCCGATAGCGCTCACGATCGAGTACAAAGCCGACACAATCCGGTCGGTCGACTCTCGAATAGCCTCGTCATTCATTGATAATCTCCGCCAGCCGAATCAGCTCATGCGCCATGCCAGGCTCAAGGTCGCCCTCCTTGAACAGCAGCACCCGTTCGCAATTCTCCCAGATGGCCTCCCGCAAGCACCCACCAGAATCCCGCTCATGCTCCAATACCACAACTCTCCTGTACCACCCCAGCGACTTGCATGCTGCCTCAAACTCCTCCCGGATCGGGTTCAGCTCAGCGGGACTCATGTGCCGCCTCCCTGGCCAAACCAATCACCTGCTCAGCCGGCTCGGCGGCCATCTCAAACCCCGATCGATACCCAAACCAGTAGCCAATCCCACAGCCAAGCAAAATCCCGCAAACCCACACTACGAACAGACACAGCCGGCGCGCGGCAGCATCCTCCCGGACCAACCGACCTGCCAGTTGCCGCATCTCAGATCCCTTGATCGTCTCCTGTAACTCAACCTCATTTAGATCCGGCATCGTATTTTCCTTTACAGCCCAAGGCGAGCAGCCTCGACGACAGTCTCGGCATCCTTGAATGTCATGTAAACTTGCTCCCACGGTACCATCGGAAAGGAATGCAAACACCAGCAACAAACCAACCCATCAGGAAACACACCAGACTTCAATCGATACGTCCATATCGGCCGCCCACAGGCAGGACACATTAACCTCTTGAACTTTTCCCCGTCCACAAAACATGATTCTTCCATTTTCGTCATACCATTTCGCGGCATTATACCAATCCGGCTTTTCACGTCAACCAGGCTGGTATGATTCCATCATCCCAATGCGAGTTAACATGAAACCCCGAGGGTATCGCCCACGCCGGGGTGGATAAAAACTCAGACCAATTTCCACCACTAACCAAACTCAATAGAAACTCCTTGTTTTTAAGCCTAAACATCACTTCTACACAACTTTCTTGGCAAATCGCTTTACCAACTAACACCAACCACCGAGATAACCCCGAATCGCTCCCCAATTTTCCCACCACTTTTTCCACTCTTTTCATCCCAACCAGGTCAAATCGGCACCCATTTCTACCCCCCTTCCTTGTCCTGCTGGTACAGCGATTCTCCTTGGCGCCTAGAACGCCATCAATTCCTTCCACCCCGTGAAAATCGACTCTACTGGTATGATAGCCAAAACCAATGAACCAAACAAAGACACCACCCAGACACCCCCGACGCCGCAGCTTACCGAAGCGGCCGACAGAATCTCCCTCCCCATACCGCAAACCACCACAAGACTACTCAGAACCCTAGAAGGGACCCATAAACAAGCAATAAAGCAAACAATAGCCTCAATAACAGCTCCTAGGTAGAACTAAGCACAAATATGCAAGAAAAGGCCAGAAAAGGAAGACTAAATAGAGTCAACAATAGAACCAAGAACAGACAAAGAAACAGAAACTCAGGATAAAACAGGAACCGCCGATAAACACCGCCTCCAGTGGCGCGAGGGTCCCTCTCCACCCACTGGGCTTTCTGTGTGTGTGGAGGGTCCCTGATTGAATCAAACACCTGCCGTCCGCCAGCAGCCAGTAGCGTCACGATTCTTAGCTAGATTCGAAATAGACTGGAAAACAAGCTGGTTTTGATGAGAAGCAAGGCAATTGACAAGGCGGAGTTGTGGAATAGTGTTCCACAACTATTGGCCGATGACGGAAGGAGATGGCGCAACGTAGTGGCCTAGGAATGCATATAGAGAGCATCTAATGGGCGCATCGCCTTTTGCCACTACTGGTTTCTCTTGCTTCTCTGTTGCTTCTCTTGAGCGACTTTCGCCCCCTTTGGCTACTCTTCTACCTTCACTCAAATTCCCCTCCCTGCTTCATGCTAGCTTAATTCCTTGTGGCCTAGCCTACTAGTCTTCCGCTCTTAGTGGTCGATCCGCTGGTTTTAGTCTTGTGGCGCTGACTGGGATTCTGATCGGCCGCTAGCCTTGGACCTTGCATCTTCCTTGCAGATAGCCTTTTTCTACTGGGAATGCCGCTTATTTTGGAATTCCTGTAAAAAGGAAATAATACCGCTTGTGTTAATTCACCGATATGGTATAATACATGGGTCAAAGCAAAACGATCCTCTGAAACCGAACTAAAACGATCTCGTCATAGAACAGATCACGGTGTATTCAAGATAACGGGTTGTTTGGACGATCTTTCGGATGACGAGATGGTAAACGATTGACCTACAAAACAAATCGGAGAATAGCATGTCTTCCATAACTGGAATCTACCGCTGTCCAGATAAAACCATCGACAATTGGGTCATTAACTGGATGTACCGGCCGGCCGATAGGGATTGCTTGGCGGATCAGCTTAGGCAAATTCGGCAACGTCTAGGTCGGCGCGAAGCTAAAGAATTCCGCAACTACTTGCTTTGGATCGGGTGTTATCCGAAATGCGGTCTTTCCGATCGTTCCCGGCGCGAATTGAGAGGAAACCAGTCTGTACTGCGACGACTGCGGGGGTCGAATTGAATCGGCTTATGGCGATGATTAGGCAAGTGCGGTTCAGCCTATTCAATGGGCCGCTATTGAAACGATTGGAGAATTTGAAATGGCAAAGTGCATGTCATTCAGCGACGAATTTTACACTGGCAATTATGAGACTTACGATTGCGTACCTAAGTCGAAAAAGCCGACTAGCGTGATTCAAGCGTTGTATTCCATGGCCGATGATGATTGGAAAACATTGTGCGACGACACTAGACACGATCCCGAAATATGCGATCCGTGGGAGCTACTGGCGGAGCTACAAGATAACGAATCGATGTCTTGTGATCAGTACTCGTCGCCTATTCGGGTTTATCTAAGCGCTTTTGTAAGTGTATTGGTGCATGATTCAAAGCCGCCGCGCGGTTGGGATAGTGTCGAAACGTCAGTTGAATCCGAATTAAAACTTCCCAATCGACTAGCGCACTTAAAGCTCGGCGAAATGCCATTAAGACCGCTTGACTAGTTCGGATCGCGCCCAGTGCGCTGGGCGTCATTCCGCGCTATTGCGGACTAGGTGAATCGGTCGACCTACAAAACGACCGAATTGAAACGCAAAGGAATTTGTTATGTCCACGAATCTCTACGAAGCTTCCAATCAATGGGCGGTACGTCCGGCGGATCAACGTTACGAAACGCTAGACGCGATGTATGACGCATCGCGGGGCTATCACGCTTCCGCTCGTGTTGCGTCGATACCTTATCGGGATTTGGAATTATCCGATGATGATGGAGAGCTATTACTACTAGGCAAGGAGCGGATCGCGCGCTTTACCAACTGGTCATTCGGCCAAATTTGTTCGCGGGTTGGCGCGCCGGCCGGATATCTGCGGAGTGTACCGGCGTCGCTTGCGGCGAGTTGCATAAATCACGGGTTGTCTGATTTCCCGTTCGACGACGTCGCGCAGATTCTCATGCATGAAAACGGCACGTTGCTGTGCCGAGCGTTTACGTCGGATGACTACTCGCGGATTTGGAACTGGGAAGTGATTGACCGGCTTCGTGGGCTCGTTGGTGATGGTTGGAGCGTTCCGCCGGCGCGGCCCGCGCAAGCTGGCGCTCCGGGTTCGCGAGTGGCGACAGCGGCCGATATCGGTCCGCGCACGATCAATCTCCACGTTGGCGATACGATAGCGCCAGCGGGACTCTACGCAAGTGATCACGACATGTTCGCGTTTCTGGTCAATGAGCAAGTCACGATTGATGATGGCACCCCAGGTGGATTAGCTCGTGGGGTATTCGTTTCGAATTCCGAAGTCGGCGCGGCCGCGCTTAAGCTGACTAGATTCCTTTACCGATCGGTTTGTGGAAACCATATCGTTTGGGATGCCAAAGATGTGGAAGAGTTGCGGATCGTTCATCGCGGCAATGCTAGCTCGCGATACGGCTACAAACTCACGGCCGAGTTACGCAAGTACGCCTTTGGCAACGTCAGTGACGACGAGTTGCGCATTGTCGAATCCAAGAAAATTCAGATCGGCCAAACAAAGGATGAAGTCCTCAATACTTTGTTCGCAAAGCGATTGCTTCCCCGTAAGACGCTCGAACTAGCGTACGATCGCGCCGTCGATGAAGCCGATACGTATCGGGATTTCTCACCCAGGTCCGTGTGGGGTATGGTGCAAGGAATCACGGCTCATTCTCAGACGGAACAATTCGCAGAGAAACGAGTTGAGCTAGACAGGGCCGCTGGCAAGCTGATGTCGATGTCCTTCTAAGTCGGTTTCGAATTCGCGCTCACTGGTTTTAGCAGTGAGCGCATATTCGCAACCTTGCGGAAACGGTAATAGGTCGACCGATACAACGATCGGATTGAAATGAAGGAAACGAACCATGGCAAGCTATTACAAATTCTTAGGGTATCGTTGCTACATCCAAAAAAGCGGCAGCTACGATGACTACCGAAAGTTCTACATTGAGCCAATCTCCGGTTACGTGGCGGACGCCGCCAAGCGATACGACAGCGAACCAAACGAGTACAACCTCGAACGGCTCAAACTAATCAGGGAACTAGGGCAGAGCGCGAAGTATCTTGACGGCGCGTTCGACGGATCATTCGAAATTCACTGGCAAGCGGATCGCGAAAACTGGCGCAATAATCAAGGCTGGTACGCGCCGCGGATTGAAACCCGCTTTCACGCTGATTCAATCGCGTTCATGGGAAAGCTGTCTAAGTTGCTAGGCCATGAACCATCGCCATCGCTCGTAATTGAGACGCTAAACAAGCTGGGACTTAAGCCGGTTTTCCATCGCGGAGAATGCCCGTACGGTGCGTGGATATTCGGAGATATGGAAGTCGATCCGGCTGATTGTCCGTTCGAGGATATGGTAATTGAGGAAACCGAAGCCGAGAAAGTCGAGATGGCATAGATATTTAGCGCCAGTGCCACGTGGAAGTGATTCCGTGTTTTTAACTACAAGGCTAGGTGAATTGTCACAACGAAAAGATTCAACAACTTGCATCGGCCATCAAGGGAATGCAATTAAAGGAGGATAAGTAATATGGAACGACGCGCCATGTGGATTTACCAAACGTACTTATTGAACGACAGCGAGAAGCTGATTAAGTTCTTCTACGATCACGCGGGGTCGTCGCATAACCCAAGCGTGGAAACGCTAGAGCAAGGTCGATTGCGGGGCGCAAAGGAATTGGCCATCGCGGCGTATCGCGCTATCGACGAGGGGTTGTCGTTCGAATGGAATATCGACCTCGGCGACGACTCGTCTAGTTTCAACGACGACCCGGACCCGTGGCAATTGTGGTACTGCTGGTGCCGAGATGCGGACGGCAAGGTAGTTGCATCGCTATGCAGTATCGATTTCGGTCGCGATGGTGCGCCATGGGAAGATCCGTATCGGCGCGTCGTCGAGGCTGAGCTGGCGCAAGAATACTTCGCGTCGGTCGCGGATGAATCACGATAAAGTTGTGGAACATATTCCACACTGGCAATCCGGACAGCCAGTTTCAATGGTCGGGAATTGAAGCAAAGGAAATTTAAAAATGGCAACCGTAATCCACCTGAATTCCATGCTTGGCGCTATCGTCGAAGTCAAGCGACTATGTCAATGCAAGCCAAGTCACAGCGATTCCGTCCAAGTCGAAGTCAAAATTCTATTGCCTTGCGTTGGCCCGTATGGCCCGGAATCAAAGCGGACGGCGTTGCATCCCGAATTGGAATTCGGCAAACGATTGTACATTGCCGGTGAGTCGCTCGATTGCGATTGGGGACTCTACGAAATCAGCGACTACCGATCACGCTCCGAAACGTTCATTGACGAAACGTATCACGCGGCGGAGCTGCGCGGGCTGAAGTGGGCGCAAGCGGAAGTTAAGAAGCTGGTCGACGCGATGTTTGTCCGCTCGCAATCGCTAGTGTGCGCTGGAGTGGAAGCATGAAAACAACAATTAGAGATGGCTTTTGCTTTATCGAAGCTTGCGGCCTGTTACTTAAATTCCCTGCAACTGATGATTCCATGTCGGATGATCGCGTGGAAATTCGTTGCGGTGGCTCGCGAGTATTTGTCGAGTATCACGACGACGGGCCATGTGTCGGGAAAGTCGAGTACATAACCAATGAGGAACATTGGTCGTCGCCAAATGGCTGTCATGAAGATTGTCCGGCATGCGCGGCGGAAAGTGAAGGATGGAATGATTAAGCTTAACCGCAGCGGACTAGCTCCGCTCGAATTCAATGGCGAAGTTCTCGCGCAAGTCTCCACGGAAAACTTGCGCGGCGATAAACAAATGCGTTGGTGGGAAATCGGCCTGTACATGTTGCCGCAACCAAACAAATGGCACGATAAAATCGTGGCGCATATCGGCTATCGAACGCGCTGGAAAGGGGAAGTGGATAGCGACTGGTCGGAATCATTCGAATCGGTCGAAGAAGCAAGTGAAGAACTTTCACAGCGCGATCCAATCCCGGCCCGCATCGGCTGGCCGCCACGGAAGGAATACGAGACGAGGCAGAAAATCCTCATCGATGACTTGCTGGCACAATACGATTGGGCGGTTTCGAAGGTGCTGGAGGAATTCCCGGAGGTACTGAAATGACGGATCGCCTGACAAGGCCACGGATGGCCTATATTTTGAAACAATCTGTGGTCAGTTGACCACAAACCAAGAAAGCAAAAGGTGAAAACATGAAATGCTTAATGATTCTGATGGCGTGCCTGATTGCGCCACTTAGCGCGCAGGCGCAACGGTATGGCGGATCGATGCAAGCTGGCCGGCTGGGAATGGAAGTTGGCGGCGGACAGTCATCGTTCCGTTTCCAAAACCTGATACCGACCTGGCAAGCCGAAATATCGGTGGACAAGACACAGCGCGTCACGCTTCACGAGCTGACGATAAACTACGCCGGGCGACTGGATTTTCAAGCCCATGACGGACTGGTCTACATGGATGTCGAGATGACATTGACAGCACCGGATTCGCTCGATCTCAATCCGATTCAAATAGCTCCGCATGCATTTGCCATCGAGCGATTTGATTTCGATATGGCGATTAGTGGAACTTACGTCAACCATGGATTTGAAAAACAATTCAGCGCTGATTTTACCGAATCGACCAGCACGAATGATCTACAACTTTCGTTTGCCAATTTCCCGGCTTCGCTTGTGCTGAGTGAGTTTAGTACGGCTGGTGGAGCTAGATACTGGTCACTTAATGGACCAATCGAGCTAGAACCGCAGCTATTCATTTACTATGCGACGCATGGCCATGCGGCGGATCTGAACCTGATGCTCCTGCCACTGCCGCCAGAGGAATTGGAAGATCCGCTGGGCGATTCTAATCGCGACGGACGATTCGATTCCGGCGACTTGGTAGTGGTCTTTCAAGCTGGCCAATATGAGGACTCGCTGATATTCAATTCCACCTGGGAGACGGGCGACTGGAACGGCGACAAGGAATTCGATTCGGGCGATCTGGTCGCGGCATTCACGGCGGGCGAGTATGTCAACCAAGCGGTTGCCGTGCCTGAGCCAGTGTCGATCGGGCTCGTGGTGGGAGCATTCGTGTGGATGGCATCGCGCATCAGGAAGAGTGTGAAATAATTCGGAATCACCGGGGCCTCCGTCCCGGTTGTAGTAGCGCGTCCCCGTCGACTGCGGGGTCAGGCGGGGCGCGTTTTAGGATGTGATGCAATGAAGCTGACTAACGACCTAGGGCTACCCGAACCGCTCGTGGAAGCTGTCAGAAATGATCCGTACTATAGCGCCGGTGATATCAGCGTAACGCGATTGATCAACCCGCCGCAGATTACGTCGCTGCTGGCCAAGCATCGCGACGAGTTGGTGGAAGATGCGAGCGAGCGGATTTGGTCGCTGGATGGCCAGTCGGTACATGCAATTCTGGAGCGAGCCCAAACGAAGCGGACGGTGATTGAGCACCGGATGTATATAAAGCGATTGGACTGGATTATCGGTGGTCAACTTGACGTGCTCGACTTAGAAAGCGGGACGCTGTGGGACTACAAGAAAACATCCGTCTGGAGTGTGGTCGACGGAGTCAAAAAGGAATGGGAACAACAATTAAATCTGCTCCGTGTATTGGTCGAGGAAACGACTCCGTGGCTAGTCAAGGAGCTACGGATTTGCGCGATCCTGCGCGACTGGTCACCGACCAAAGCGGGATTCGATAAGGGCTACCCACAGCGACCCGTGACGGTCGTCAGGCCGAAGCTATGGTCGATCAGCGAGGCTCGGGAATTCCTCTATGACAGGGTAGAGGCTCACCAATGGGCTATGGCGGGCGACGTGGCTCCCTGCACCGATGAGGAAAGATGGATCAGCGGCGGGAGCTGGGCCGTGATGAAATCCGGCAGGAAGAAAGCACTGCGATTACTGGAAACTGAGGAAGAGGCCCGCATGTGGGCCATCAATAACGATTATCGTCTCGCGGATGACGAGATTACGATCGTGCGGCGTGAAGTAAGTTTCAAACGCTGCGAAGCATATTGTCCCGTTCGGACAGTATGCACACAACCAAGAGAACCCTTAACAAACGAAGGAAACCGAAATGGAATCTCTCTTACAACAACCGCAAGTCATACCTAGTCTGCATGAGCAAGTAGCGACACTGGCCGCCAGCAAGCTCGTGCCAGATTCCGACGTCGCGGCGGCGCGCAAATCGGTCCCGGATGGATCGAGCTATCTCGTGTCGGTCGAATGCGCCATCGACGTCAATGGCCAGGGCTGCCTAATCATCTCCAAGCGGGGCGACCTGTGCTTCGGCCATCGGTCTGAACGGAAGAACAAAAAGCTCGATGTCGAGCGGCTGATTCGAGCAGTCGTCACGAGCTGCGATGGTGCCACGCTGGATTTGATTAGTCTGAATTACGACTTAGACAGCAATCCTGATCAAGATGTCTACTACCGACAAGTATTGCTTGACATGATCACAACCAAGTCAAGCAGCGATGTCTCAGCACCCATCACATTCAATCAACGGGGGGTGTGAGATGCTGCTGATTCTCGGGATTGTCTTGCTGCTGGCCGCCGGTCAAGCCAAGGGGAAGGACGCTGTCCTGCTGGCTGCCATCGGCGCCGGCATAGTGGTCTGGGTGATACATCCGGGCTGACCGCGACGTGATTGTTCTGCGGCGATGATGAACGTAATTCTGCTCGTGACAGCGCGGGCAGCGGGCTGGCTGATTAGGTAGACGGTACAGGTCCGTAGTTTCCAGTCCGCAATCTTTACAGGCATTCGATTTATCCACATTTAGCTGGCGATTACCGTATCTTTTTGCCATTGACCTACTCACACGATTGGTATTATTATGTCGAGTCTGACGAAACGACCGAGCGGCATTTACTGGCTGCAATTTACCCTTGACGGACGGAAGCATACAAGGAGCCTGGGCCGGATAGATCGCGGCCTGGCGATGAGCATTTGTGGGAAGTTTGAAACATTGATGAGCGAAGGAAAGACGGGGCAAGCCATGGAGACAGTCACCGCTCAGGTCGCTCCCGAGCAGCGACAGTCAATGATTCATCTATGGGTGCAAGAATATCTGAAGGCCCTGGGCTGCAAGCCAGCCACGATGAAGACGCACTACCAAACCCTGGACCTGCTAACGGCTCAGTTCGGCACGTGCTCATTCCGGGATGTGGATTTCACTGGAGCACAAAAATTCGTAGCGTCACTCGGTCGATTCGCCGGGTCGACGCGGGCGAAGCATATCAGTCGAACCCGGCAATATTTCGATGCCGCAATCGATAGCGGAATCATCAGCAAGAATCCGTTTGAGTCATTTAAGTGCGGTAGTCAGCACAACCCGACACGATCACATTTCGTCAGCCGGGAGGACTACGAGAAACTCATGGCAGCCGCACCGAACCAAACGCTGAGGACAATCATCTCCTTGTCGAGAATCGGCGGCCTACGAATTCCGAGCGAGCTGCGCGGGCTCAAGTGGACAGATATCGAAGCGGAAAAGATTTCGATCACGGGACACAAGACAGCCAGTCGCGCGTTCCCGATGTTCCCGGAGCTGAAGGAAGAACTAAACGCGCTCAGTAGGAATCGCATGAACAATGGTACAGTAATCTCATATGACGGATGTTTGACCTATGCACTCCGGCAAATCATCCAACTGGCCGGATTGAAACGGTGGCCGAGAATTTGGCACAACATGCGAGCCTCTCGGATTACCGAGCTGAGTGACAAATTCCCTGTCCAAGTCGTGTCTACCTGGATGGGAAATTCGCCTGAAATCGCACTTCGACATTATCTCTCAGTGACAGATTCCCACTGGGAACAAGCCTTAAACGAGACGCGACAGGACAGAACATGACACGACAAGACCGGACTGGGCAAGACCAGACTTGGTCCGACATGACCAGACGTGACGTGACACGACAAGACTTGATTTTCAACTGTGGAATATAAACCACAACTTTAACCGAAGGATCAACCAATGCTAGTTTTAGGACGACGAAGAAATGAATCAATTACCGTAGTAACTCCGAGCGGCGAGCGGATCGATTTTAAAATCGTGACCATCGATGGCGGATACGCGAGAATTGGCATCACGGCCGAGAGGACGATACAAATTTACAGAAGTGAACTAGGAGAACGAGAACATGGGACTGAAGGACAGATCGGGCGCGAAATGGCTGCAGCTAACACGGGGCCGCTTAGTCCTCAAATCAAAGGACGGAACGACCAGTGAACATGATTCATTGGAAGGCCGGATAATCGGAATCGATTTCCGTGACAACGTCTACGACGGCAAGACGACCAGACAGATTCATCTGATATTCGATGATGGAGATGACCAATATCAACTTGCGATCGCGGTTGGGAGCGGATACGGGAAACAGTTGATTCTGAAGCTTGCGACAGCGGACCTGCTCCAGCCAGTGGAAATCACTCCGACTTTTGCGGAGGATGGGCCGCGCAAGAACTCCGGGATGTTCGTCAGCCAGTTCGGCCAGCATCTAAAACAGCTTTGGACGCGAGACAACCCCGGGCCACTACCGCCACTGAAAGAGGTTGTCGTGAAGGGTCAAACAGTCTGGGATGACACCGAGCAGTGTGAGTTTCTGGAAGAGTACGTTACCAGCCAGCTTGTGCCACAGATTAAGCAGGGCATCACGGTTGAACCAACTGATATGCCGCCAGCAGGCGGCGACACCGAAGCGACCACGGAGCTACTAAAGCTGATCAGCAAGACTCTGAAGGATGTCCAGCCCGGCGACAACTCGAAGCTGGCAACGATCAAGGCTCGGATCGAGGCCAACAAGGACAAGCTAGGCGGAGATTACCCGTTGGCATTGGAGTTGTGGTCGGGAGCGGTCGACAGATTGAAGGAAGATCATACACCGTTTTAATCCTGACGCGACCTGACGAGACTTGACTGGACGAGACGGGATGCGACATGACCCGACCTGACGGGACGCGACAAGACTTGATTTATGATCACCAGCAAAATCGGACAACTGCTGTATCAGCGAGATGGTTATCGAGAACTCGGCGAAGCCGAAAACATGCTGCGAGTACGCGACAAGCTGACCGCGATTGATTCGCTGTTCGAGGAGATGGTGGAGTGCATTGAGGAGTCAAACTGCAAGTGTAACCACCCTGTCTACAATCCGTGCCGGCGTTGTCGACTGATGCCGCGAATCGAAGAACTCAGAGGGAACGAATGATCACCAGCAAGATTCGCGAGCTGTGGAAAACCATCGACGTCAGCGATGAATACCGGGATCGATACGACGCCAATAGAAAGCTGACCGACATTGATTCGCTGTGGGACGACATGGTGGAGTTCGTTGAGGGATCTGGTTGTGCCTGCTTCGACGCATGCGGTCGCAGATGGACAGACGCACCATGTGAGTTCTGTAGTCTGATAACGAGAATCAAGGAACTCACTGGGAAGTAGGGTCAGCATGTCGATTGAAATGAATACAAGCGAAGAAGTTGAGTTGCTGAACGGCGAATGCTGGCGGGCAGTTTCCGTCTGGCACGGGAAAGGCGATTCTTGGTTAACCATCCAAAAAATAATCGACGGAATTGTCTTCATCCGACAAGTTGAGAGATGTGACCTGAAACATCCAAGTCACTGTAATTTTATGCTCATTAATCTATGGGAACCCATGGACGAGTGAAGCTAGGACAAGGAGCTGCGAAATGGTATTCGCGTTTGTGTTTTTTGTGATTCTGATTGGCTCTTGGGCGGCCTGGGAATTTATTTCATCGCCAGTCGTCACTGATGATAGATATGAAGAATTCTCGACCCGACATGACATGACGCGACGAGACGAGACCGGACTAGGCGAGACGAGACCGGATGGGACAAGACAGGACGTGACGAGACAAGACTTGATTTTTTCCGGAGATAACGACGCCGCATAACTCGACCTGACTCGACAGGACATGACGGGACGCGACTTAACTGGACAAGACTCGATCAGACGTGACTCGACCAGATGCGACAGGACCCGATGCGACAGGACCCGACAAGACTTGATTTATTTAGAAAGAGGCAAAATTGATGGAAATGGGTATCGTGACAATCGACGGGGCAATTCATGGCGAGCGAGGTGAAACACAAAGACTAATTGCCGATGAGGGCGTGCGGTGGATCTGCCTGCTGCTCAAAAAGAATGCCGACTACGGCTGCTCTATCTGGGACGAGCCAATGCTATGTCCAGGCATGTCGTCCTCGTCGGCAATCCTAGTACGGATGGGGGATAAGATCAATCGATTGAAATCGCTGATGGCCACTCATGCCGAAGTATCTGATGAGTCGATCGACGACACGCTACGGGACCTGGGAGCGTACTGCCTACTGCTACTGGCCAATCCGAACAGGAATAAATGAAAGGAAAGGTGAACATGAAGAACCTGCGCATTGAATTCCAGGAATACCGCCAAGCCTGTTACGGCGATCAGGAAATTTCTGATGGCCCACTCAGAGAGATCGAGCAGGCATTTCTATCAGGTATACACCTGGCGCTGAACCGGCCACTGCTGAAGCCGAACATGATCAGCATTCAGAAACAGATCAAAGCCCGCCTACTTGAATTAGGAGCCATCACGAAATGAAACACGAAGTCGAACTAGGGAAGCTAATCGAATCGCTGCAGCAGCGGGACGCCGTGCATGTGGCAGTGGCGCCGGTAATGGCTGCTGAGGAACTGTATCCAGGTCAGCACATCGGTTTTGTGGAAGGAACGAATGAACAAGTCAGAGGAGTCGCGAGGCTGATTGGAGTCGTGGACCCATTTCTGGAAAATAATGTTTTACCCGGCCAGAGGTTCTGGATGTTCCTTTATCCAAATACAATCACTGGCCTGCGGCACGACTGGTCACATCCGGCATTCAATAGCGAGGCCAGCAATCCCACTGGCGATCTAAATTTCGATGCCGCCTGTATCGTGGCCAGGATGTGCGGCAAGACATACGAAGCCCTCATGGACGACGCCTATCGATGCGTTGGCAATGGGACCAATAAGTACGGCGACTATATCATGGACAACTCCGAGCGGTACAAGGGCGTCGGATATGACTTGTGGAAACAGTTCTGGAAACACTACGAGCAAGTCCATGATGTAAAGCTGGAAGAAGAATACGACGCGCCTTACACGTGCAGTTGCTAAATGACCAGGCTCAACTCGACATGACAAGACCGGACACGACAAGACTCGAATCGACTTGACGTGACAAGACCGGACTGGGCAAGACATGGCGAGACATGGCGCGATGCGATTAGACGCGACGAGACAAGACACGACCCGACTCGACGAGGCCAGGTTAGACATGACTAGATTAGGCCAGACCCGACCCGACGAGACTTGACTTGATTTTTTTGAAAGGGGACACATGAAACAAACCTGACAAGACTAGACGAGACGCGACAGGACAAGACAGGACCCGACTGGACTAGTTTCGATTTGATCTGATCTGACAAGACTTGATTTTTTTCAAAAGGAAAACCAAATGAAAGCCGCGACTGTATTATTGAAAAGCTTACCGGGCAGCGAACTATTCTTCGGCAAGCCCAAGACCTCCAAGAAGCTGGCCAACGAGACGCACGACCAATTCGACCAGAGGACTTGGAAGGAATCGGTATCGCACCACGAAGGCAAGCTGTTTATCCAGCCATTCGCTTTGAAGAACGGTCTGGAGTCATCAGCAAAATGGCTATCGATACCGATTCCCGGCGAGGGGAAGAAGACATTCACGAAGCGTTTCGTGAGCGGAATCCTGGTCGTCGATAAGCTGTGGCTGACAGACGACACGGGCAAGGCATTGACCATGGAGGACGTGGAACCGCTATCGCTATTCGTCCCCTCCGATGGTGTACGCGGAAGCGGCAAGCGGGTATTTAGGATCTTCCCTTCCGTCAAGTCATGGATGGCTTACGCGGAAATTCATGTTATTGATCAGAAGATCGATAAAAAAATTCTAGAGGAGCACCTGACGTGCTGCGGCAATTTCGTTGGATTCGGCTCGATGCGAGCGCAGAATGGCGGGATCAACGGACGATTCTCGATTGAAGAATTGCAGTTTTAACCTGACGCGACACGGCATGACCAGACATGACATGACGAGACGCGACAAGACATGACGAGACCGGACGCGACAAGACTTGATTTTACAAATCAACACGACAAGACGAGACGCGACACGATAGGACAACACAAGACCGGACTCGACGGGACGTAACTGGACTGGATCGAACTAGACATGACCCGGCTCGACCTGATTCGACAGGACAACACCTGACAAGACTTGATTTTCAACCTACAGGATAAAAAAGCATGGAATCATATTCATTTCGACACGGATTGCATCACTCAACCTCGCTGGCCATCGACCTGCTGGAAAAAGGCAAGCCGGGCGACACGATCGACCGGTCGCGGATGGCTGAGCAGATCGGCGAGCCGTGTGAATGCGGCGAGGTTGGCTATCAGCACGTGCGGAGCGCGATCAATCACGTACTGAACCGATCGGGGGTGGCCTGGGAATGGGACAGGAATTTGAAAGTCTGGCTATGCCTGGACGATCCGCAGCGCGTGAACAGCCACTCCAGAACCAATAAGGCGGTATCCAGGAAGGCCCGCAAGGGGCTGCGGCTGGCATCCACGATTAATACGAAAAAGCTATCCAACGACGAGCGGCGCGACCATCAACTGAATATCGTATCCGGCTCGCTTTCGGTGGCGGCGATTTCGTCGCCATTCAGGACACGATTGGCCAATAGTGGAGTAGGAGACAGGTTGCTGAATACCGACCAGCTCGCCAATCAACTGGCGGCGATGCTGTCCAATGGCTCAACCTGACCGGACTGGACATGACATGACTCGATTTGACAAGACTCGACAGGACGAGACTCGGTAGGACATGACAAGACTGGACGCAACACGACGTGACGGGACAAGACATGACTTGATGAGGCGCGACTGGACTTGACTCGACCTGATAAGACCGGATGCGACACGGTGAGACTTGACGAGACTTGACTAGACAAGACTTGATTTTTTCAAAACGAAAGGAACAAACAAATGGCTTGCCAAACATGCGATCACACGATGCAAGGAATATCACGAGTGTTTTGGTGTCCGCGCTGCGGAACAATCAAGATGCCTGGCTCGGCACCTGAATTCGAAGCCCCTTCGATCGTTGACAGAGTCCATGCATTCATGAAGTACGCCAAAGTTGATGGATCAGATCCGTTCGTGGAAAGCATCTACAGGTCACTGGTGGAGTGCGTTGGATGAAATAATCCAGACATGACATGGCACGTCACGACTCGACATGACAGGACCCAACATGACGGGACGAGCCCTGACAAGACAAGACTTGATTTTTTATTGAAAGAACACCCGTTGAATACGGCAATCAAAATAATCGGAAGCCAAAGTGCTGAGCGACTGGCCGCGATCCGTGGACCGATCCGACCCATTTGGATAAGTGATCAAGAATTAGAAATCATGATTCAGTGTTTGCAGCCAAGCCCAACCGACATCGACTTCCTGGCTGAGCGGAATATCCGATGGTCAGGGTCTATGTTGGAATCATTGAAGCGGGAGCAGGAGCTACGCAGGAGTAAGAAGTTGATCCACGACCTGGGAGGGAAGCTGCAATACCAGCTAAAGGCCCATGTCGACACAACGGACACTGTTAAGGAGATCTTAAGTGCCCAGGAAAGAATTAACGCTATCGAATCATCAGCCATCTAAAGTCGACTTGGCCTGGATGCCGCCTGGCAAGCGGACTCGGCTGGGAGAGATCTCAAGCAGGCTAAAGGAGAATGATATTCAAGGGGCCAGGTGGCTAATCATCAAAGCGGAGCTGGTTGCGGAAGCAAAGGGGATTTTCGATGCCCACTCAGGCAAGACGGAAACCTGGGGTGGCTGGTGTGAGCAGAATGATATGGATCGCAGTTTATCGTACCATCTGATATCGATTTGGGAGAGATTTTCCACCGCCAGTGGGCTGCTGGAGAATTTCAGCGTATCGGCCATTCGGCATCTGGGGGTGTGTAGCTCGGACCAGCCGGCCAAGCATGCCATCATATTGGCCACGGATGGCGAGTTCGTTTCATTTTCAACGGCCAAGCAGATTGTATCCAAGTGGACGGAAGGCGGAGCGGCGGCGATGAGCCAAGCTGCTGATGATGACGAAGCGGACGAGGCGCCAGTTAGTAGCGCCCCCGCCGCTCCGCGGCAACTCCTTCCTGGAGGAAATGATAGTCCTGGGGGAGGCGGGCGGGAGCCGGTGCGGTCTGCCGGAGGAGGCAGGGAATCGGCGCCGGCCATTAACCGTGGCACGACCGTTTCGTACACACCAGCGACGACTGCAAAACCAATCAAGGAATCCTGCATAGGCAAGGAATTCAATCCGATCAATCAAATCATACGTGCGAAGGAAAAGATCAACCAACTAATGCGGATTCTGGATGAAGAGGATCTAAAGCCGACATTAGGCCAGAGGTGGAACGCCGGACTTGTGAATCTCTGCGATCAATTACTTAAATCATTGGGAGACGCGGAGAAAAATGTCTATCGAAAACTCGAACAACGGCAGGGGAAAAGAAATTGATTTTAGGTCCATGATAGCCCGTGAGCTGAAGCGCCAAGAAAAGAGCGTGACTTGGTTGGCCCAACAGGGTGGGTGTCCACATCGAAATAGCATTTATCGATTTCTGCGCAAGGAGCGGGACGTGAGATCAGCGTCATTGGCGGCGATGCTGCGAGCCCTGGGACTTCACATGATCGGACAATATGGAAAATGACAGATAACATCACGCGACTAGACCGGACTAGACATGACGAGATTTGACCGGACTGGATGGGACCAGACGAGACGCCACAAGACTTGATTTACATTTGAGACAACCCGACGCGACTCGGCACGACCAGAAGCGACTTGACAGGACGAGACCTGACTAGACAAGACTTGACTAGACCGGACGAGACAAGACTGGACTGGACTTGACCAGACGTGACCTGATGGGACTAGGTCTGGCCCGACAAGATGCGACCAGACGAGACGCCACAAGACTTGATTTACCATGGAGCTTGCAATGGATTTCCTGGCTGACCTCCGCACCAAGCGTGATCAATTGATATTTGACGACTGGATGGGAGATCGATACGGCATCCTGGTCCGGCCAGACAGTAGCCTGCCGGACTGGGGTGCCAGGCTGGAAAGCCACGGAGTGGCCGTGGGAGTGGAGGCACATCGATCACTGCTGGAGTACCAGGAGTTCATCCGCAAAGGCCGCTGCTCGATCTCGGATGCCGAGCTGAATTAGGGCCATGCCTAAGCGGAAAGAAATAGATTGGGCTCACTGCATCATGTGCGGCATGCCGAGAGTATTTTCCGAAGACCCTGACTTGTGCGCTTTGTGTTGGTTTGGATGCCAACCCGACGAGATCGCCAATCTTATGACCATCGAATCCGATTGGACTCCAGAACAGGATGCGGAACCGGGATGGCTCGACGAACGATAAAACACAAGCCAAGAACCGTCAATTCACCGCAATACCGCCATTCAGATGGATCGGTGAATACATTGTTTGACGCCTTGTTGGACTTCGAATCAGATCAGCACTTCCGCCCACGCCGTACCAAGCCCACCGATGCCCCGCCTGGCACACCGGAAAAGATCTCCGTGCTCTCCACTCGCCTCGAGCGCGGCGAGGAGCTGCACCACGAGAATGATTACCGCTACCCGACTCCGCCGCATTGGATGATGATCATCCAGGATATCGAAGATGAAGTATTTCAGCAGAAAATGAGGTAAAAGTTGTGGAACAGTATTCCACAACTAACGAAAGGGAAATCAAGTCTTGTCGCGTCCTGTCGAGTCAAATCGGGTCTTGTCGTATCCTGTCAAGTCGCGTCTTAATTCAGTCAACGTTGCGTCAGCGCGCTATTCTCCCCACGTACTTGGTTCCTGCAGTAAATCCAGCAGTAGTTTCAACCTAGGATCACGCTTGGCCGGCTGCGCTGCCAACCAGATTAAATACTCACGATCAATGGCCATGACTTCGGCTACTGATTTTCCTTTGTACTTGCCAAACCAGAATTTTAGCTCGTCGCCATTAGGAGCAACATTCGAATCAGCTAGCTCGAAATTACCACTTGCTCGTGCGCGACGGCCAAGATCGCGATCATTGTATTTCGACCAATCATCACGCGGCATCTCAGCGTTCCCTTGCCGCATCCCAATACGTCTCATACGCTTCGTACAAACATCACGTACATCGATCGCATCCCTACATCGCTTCCAAATCCGTCTCGCGCCCCGAACCCCAAGCTCGCCGAAGACCGTCGAAGCTGGTACCAACTTTCCGACTTGGAAGGCGCGGGCAACCAGCGTGAGTCGTGTCGTTTCCACTGTTATTTTCTGCAATTAGGCAATTGCTAGCATAAAGGGGGCCTAGGAAATAATGTGTAAGTCTTAGCCAGATGGCCCTTTGGCCCCTTATTACCGTCCTAACGAGAACGGGCGAGTGCCGCGACCCCTGCGGTCGAAGTTATCTTCGGTTCACCCGGCCTAGATCATGTCATCGTGCCGGTTGTGCATGACTGGCCGGCTTGCCAAGCCAGCGCTTACAGCCAAGAATTTCATATTGCCAGGCGACCGAACCACCAGCGACCTGGCAATAATCTTTTCACAGCCGTTGTTAGTCATGCTCTCGCGCTACCACCGAGCTACTAATTACACCGGGAATTCTAACTGTACACGCTTCCCGGACGCGCATTAAAAAACCCCCAGCTTTTGAGGGCTGAGGGCTGTTTTTGCGTTGTACACGGCCACGTGCAAGGACGCAAAGCTTCAAATTGTACATGTCGCCATCCTTGTGATGTGGCCGTGTCTTCCTGACAGAATCTTATCTCACCTTCACCATCGCGTCAACTTTCCTCTTGTAAAATTTCACGAACATTTCAGATAATCAATCTTAACCGCCCGCGTGGGCGGTTAGCTGTGCCCGCAGCGGAGGTCGATTAGTTTGCCCCATCGGCCTCCAATTTTTCCATCAAAAGCGAAATTACCATCGAAATAGATCGCCGTCTAGTTTTTGGTGAATAATTAAATTTCGTTTCTGTCTAGGCATATTTCAACGACTTTTCGGCACATTTCAATGTCAAAGAAGCCGATGTAACAATCACCAACTGGTATTTCTAACTGACGTGCGAGCCAGGACTTAGCGGCACGCCGATCTTCTATATCACCAAAGCTCCAGATCCTGTCGAACGCGGCAATTGCCCTCTTTCTGGCTCCATCAAGCACCATCTCTTGACCAAATTCGCACATGCACATTGATAGATTTCCTTTGACATTCGGTTGAAAGTTGTGGAACACTATTCCACAGATGGCTACTTGCCAATTATAACCTGATTGGTATTATTCTCACAGTGGCGGCCGAGTACCGAAAGCGGAAAATTCCCATGCGCGGAAAGGCCGCCTATTTTCTTCCTGACGTGACCTGACGTGACGTGACCTGACCAGATCCGACCAGACAGGATGTGACGAGACAAGACTTGATTTTCTCATCCAGACGGAATTCATTTAAGGCCAACTAAAATGATCGACAGCGTCAATGGTTGCGAAATCTGCGGATGGAATCTTGGTTCTCTTGACTTAGATCCAGAAGCTGCTGATGAAATCGACCAGCTAATGCTGGAAAGCCTTAGCCAGCCGAAAGCTCGCTGGACCTGCAGGCAGTGCGGAACAGTCCACAGGAAATTCCTCCAAAAACAGAAGCTGCGACCGCGTCTTGACCATTGCGTCTCTTCAACCATTCTGGTATGATCCCGTCATCTCGAAAATGACCCCATCAGGACGGTGGCACGGATGGCCGGAAAAGGATCGATTACGGAAAAGTTCGTTGCCCTACTGCGGGAGAAATCGATACCGGGGGCGGACCTCTCCCTTGAATATCGCTTTCATTCCTCTAGAATATTGAGATTGGATTACATGTTTTTAAATCTCTGTATTTTTGAGGAGAAAATGGGAAAGCCTGGACTGCACTTAACAGCCGTTTGTGAAATATGCAAAAGCACGTTTCGACAAGCAAGAATCGATCAGATTTATTGCAGTTCAAAATGCGGAGGCATTGCTTGGAGGAATCGAAACGAGGCAAGGATTGGGACTAGGACCGGGGTTCTACCCCCCAGATGCAGACAGTGCTTGTCCATATTCAAAAGAGAACGTCGCGGCCAGTTTTACTGCTCGAAAACTTGTTGTGAAAAATCGTACAGAGAACGACTGAAAAAGCGAAGCAAATACGGAAAGGGCAAGAGCTGGGCGAGCGGCACGATTAAAGTGGATCGAGCCGCCTGTGTTAAATGCGGAAACAAGTTTTACTGTCCACCAGTGAGACGGAGGAGGTCTGTATCTGGAGATGTGTTTTGTTCAGAAAAGTGCAGGGCTCTAGTGATCGCTGAAAAAATTAAGCGAAACCGTCCTGTCCTTGTGTGCTCGTGGTGCGGAATTGAATTCACGATTCCACAATGCCTTCGCGGCCGTCGCAAATTTTGTCGAGACGAGTGCCGTCGTGCTGCTAAATCAGCCAAGCCGAAAGCCTGCAAGCAATGCGGCAAAATGTATGTTGGACCAAATCAGAACTACTGCTCGATGGCTTGTTATGGATTATCAAATACAAAATCCATCAAGGCGAAGGATAAGCAGTGCGTCTGCGAAACATGCGGGAAGAAATTTACCGGATCGTCTTACGACGCACTGAAAGGCATGTCGAGATTTTGTGGCAGGCGATGCTTCGCGGCTTATAGATCAAAAACAGCCAGTGCATCACACAGCTACGCCAAGGGCGGACGCAGGACGGACCTTGACGGGTTATATGTTAGGTCGTCGTGGGAGGCGAATTACGCTCGCTATCTTAATTTGCGAGTCTCGCGTGGCGAAATCTCTGGGTGGAGTTACGAATCAGATACGTTCGAGTTTCACAAATACAAACGCGGCGTTCGATTCTATACGCCAGACTTCAAGGTCGTGCTGATTAACGGCGAGATTGAATATCACGAAGTGAAGGGCTACATGGACGGTAGAAGTGCAACGAAGTTAAAGCGAATGGTTAAGCACTACCCTGAAGTAAAGGTGGTACTGATTTGTAAGGAAGAGTATTGGGCAATAGAGCTCTCGCATAGTGCTGATATCAAACTATGGGAAAGAAAGAAATGAAGATTCTCTTCTATGTTATACCGGAAGGAAATTCCGTTAGTTACGCAAGCGAGTTCATCCCAAGAGTTGGAGAAAAGATTGTCGTCTTTTATCGTGACGATTCAGTTTCATTCAAAGTATTGGAAGTCGCACATTATGTTGATCGCGCCGTGAACGAAGTGGAAGTTGTGTTGAAGGTCAGGAAGTTGGAAGCGGCGGCCGAGATGGTCAACGAGTTGCTTTGCCTGCCAATGGAACAATTTGTCGAATTGCACCAAAAAGTGGAGCGTCTTGATGGCCGCAAGAATCATTGAAGTGTTTCAACCAGGTTGCCCGGTAATGATAGGCGAAGGTGTTCGGGCCATCATTACTGGAGTTTCAATTCGCGAGCATTGTTACGTCCAGTACGAGTGTTCGTGGTGGAATGGACGCGATCATAAATGTGAATGGCTGGCGCAAATTGAAGTGGCGAGAATGGACGAGTCGGAATCAATCAAACTAGGGTTTTTATAATCGAAAGGAAACGCATTGAATGAAAGTTCTACCCACTAACGGCAAGGTCGTATTCGCCTCCGACGACTTGCGATGTATGGACAAACACATCGACTACTTGTTCGCCATCGAGCGGCAGTTCACCAAGGAGTCGGCCGTGCTCTCCCGCGCCCAGTCAGCCCGCAACGCCGTGATGGAACTTCGCAAGGAAGTCTCCGTCTTGGTCAACGGCAAGGTCAAGCCCGACCTGCGGCAGCGGGACCTGCTTCAGGATCGCGAGGAAGAAACCGTATGATGGCGGAGCTGAAGGCTTACAACGAGTCTCTCGACATCGCGCTGGAGGATTACATGTCCGGCGACGGCACGTCCTTCGAAGAGCATTGTGATAAATGGGGATTGTCAGACAAGATTCCAAATCATCCACTGGCCAAGCACGGAGCGATTATGAAGATGGTCACAGCCAGGACATCGCTTCCGATGGAGATTAGGCGAAAGGCCAAGGTGTGGCTGGTTGAGAATGGCTTCAGATCGTGGGATGACGGGGACGTTTGATTCATGGTCGAGCTGACTGATTTGGAATTCTTGACCGGCGCGCGGATCGCCGATTTGCCAGTCGAGCTGATCCGCCACTTGATTGCGGCCAGCCCCCTCTCACTGGGTATGGTCGCCAGGGATGGGCGGATCAAGCCGCACATGCTGCATCAGCATATCGACCGCCATTTCCTGGCCCTGGGCTACGAGCCGGATAAGCCCAAGCGGATGAGCTTGAACATGCCGCCGCAGACTGGCAAGACATCGAGTCTCATCCACTTCATTATCTGGCACATCTACCGGCACCCGAATCGCCGGATCATGTACATCACGTACGGAGACAAGCGGGCCATCACCGTGGGCGTCGATACCAAGGGGGTTTTCCAGGAGACGCTCGGCAAGTACATGGGGCTGGAGCTGGATGCTGATTTAGCTTCCCGCAAGGAATGGAAGCTAAAGGGATTCCATGGCGGATTCATCTCGCGCGGCATCAACGAATCGATCTCCGGCTACGAAGCCGACTTGATCATCTTCGACGATCCGTACAAGGATAGCTCGGATGCTTGGTCGGCTACGATGCGGGAATTCATCTGGAATCAGTGGAATGCCATCGTCCGATCCAGGCTCAGGCCGCACACCATGATCATCTGCTGCCACACCCGCTGGCACCAGGAGGATCTGACGGGCGAGCTGGACCGGCTGGAAGAAGCGGGCGGCGACCAGTGGCAACGGCTGAGGGTTCCAGCCATTGCCGACCAGGGCGACGTCTATGATAGTTTCGGCGAACTAATAGTGGCCGAAGGCATGAGCCCAGAGTGCGAGATCAGCCCGGAGTTCTTCGCGCTCCAGCAGCTCAACCTGCCGACGTTCATCTGGGAGGCGATGTTTCAGCAGCGGCCCTCCGCGCCGAGTGGTGTTCAGTGGGGGACTAACTGCTTCCCACCGGAAGTCTTCGTGGACGAGTTCCCGACTTGCCTAGAGATCGCGATCGGTGTCGACCCGGCTACTGGGAAGGATCTCAGTGACGGCGACTACGCGGCCATCGTCTGCGTCGGCCAGCGTGGCGACGGATTTTTGTATGTCGACGCAGAGATCCAGCGCGGCGGTCCTTCTGATACCATCGATCTCTTGATTTCATTTATCCGCAAGCTCCATCAGACGGTCAGCATGATCGGCATTGAAAGCATGTCATTCCAGGATTTTATTCGCCAGATCGGTATGGAGCGATTGATTTCTCACGGTATCTACTCGCCCGTCAAGGGCATGATGCCGACCATGCGTGATCTCCGCACTGGCAAAGACGTTGTGGTCGACAAGGAAACCCGCATTCAGAGCGGATTGGATTATTGGATCATGGGCAAGCGGCTGCGGTTCGTCCGTGGCGCCGGTACCAGTCTCTTGGTGAAACAGCTCGAATCCTTTCCAATGAAGGGAAACAAGCGTGATGGTCCCGACGCCCTGGAGATCGCCCTGCGGACTCTCCGGGACTACCGGCTCATCCAGGAGGGAATCATCTGATGACCAAGCGCACTGTCGACGACCGCCGCGGCATCCTCTACGAGAAAGAGTACATCGAAATCATGCCCCACGATAAGTTCCGCGAATGCTTTTTCAATCAATGTGTATTCACCGGCCTGGGCGGAGGAAAGTTCATCCGCTGCCGGGTGGTCCATTGCTCAAGCATCACCAAAGAACAGATCATTTGCGAACAGTGCGAGATCAAATCGTAATGCTGGACCTGCTTCTGTTATCCCTGTTCACGTTCCGGATCGCCAACTTATTCTCCAAGGAAGATGGCCCCTGGGATATGTTCAAGGGCCTACGGTGGTTGGTCGATGATACAAAATTCTTCAAGAACCTGCTGGATTGCTTCAAGTGTACTTCGGTGTGGGTGGCCGCTGGACTGGTCGCCTGTTACGATCCGGGCGACTGGGTCAGGATGACTTTCGTCGTATCCGCCGGCGCTATGGTCATTAAGGTCATCTACGATTGGTTCGACCATGCCGCCGACCTCCAGGAAATCATGGTGAAAAGTGCCACTCCGCCCGTACCAACAGAAGACAGTTGAGCAGCTCCTGCATCTGGTTCACGGACCCAGCCGGATACCTCACTGCGTCTTCGGCCCGACCGGTTCTGGTAAGTCGCACATCATCCGCGAGTTCATCGCCCATGCGCATGTCCCGACCGTCGTCTACACCAACCGCAAGCTTCTCTTTGACCAGATCCGTGACCACCTGGCCACTGCGGGAGTGGTGGTCGGTCTTCGTGCCGCCGGCCATGACAAACGACTACTGGAAGATATCCAAGTCGCCATGGTCCAAAGCGAGACCAAGCGGGTCGCCATTGGCCAGCACCGTATGCACAGCGCCAAGCTCGTGATCGTCGACGAAATCCACGATAATTGCCAAGGCGGCATTTTGGCTTTGATGCAACAGCACATTCAGCAAGGCGCCTTGGTTGTCGGCTTCACCGCTACGCCGCTGGACATCAACCACATCATTAAGAAGATCATCGTCTCGGTGACCTACGACGAGTGCTATCAGAATGGCTGGCTGCTGCCTTGCCACATCTATGAAGTGCAGCGCCCGGATAACAAGTGGATCAAGAAGGTTCCGGTGGGTGAAGTGCTGATCGAGGGGAAGTATCGGGTCCAGTTTCGGCAACAGATTGTGGGCCGCGTGCTGGATGCCTATCGCCGTCTCAACCCGCTCCAAGTTCCAACGCTGCTCTTTGCCCCTGATCGTCCCAGCGCTACTTGGTTCGCGCAGCAATTCTGCGACGAAGGAATTAAAGCGGCTGCCATTGATGGACAAAAGTGCTGGGTGGATGATCGCGACTTTCACGGTACGAAGAAGCGGGAGGAAATCATCCAGCGGCTGAAGGATCGCGACATCAAGGTGGTCTGCAATCGCTTCGTGCTCACCACGGGCGTCGATATCCCGGAGGTCGGCCACGGCATCTGCGCGACTCCATACGGATCAGTAAAGGTGTTTAGACAAGCTTTCGGAAGGATTTTGCGGCCGCACCAGACGCTCAGAAACAGCGTATCCTGGGCTGATCACGGCGGAAATTGTCTCGATGAAATCACAGAGGTGCTTACCAGCAACGGATGGAAGTCACGAGTTGCAATCGACCAATCCGATCTTGTCGCCGCTTTCAATCCGGAGGACTATTCCGTCACTTGGCAGCCAATCAATGAAATCATCAACCGGACATTGCGTGATGGCGAAGAGATGTTCGAGGCCGTTGGTAGGCAATGCGATATTCGTGTTACATCAGGACATCGCATGGTTTTCAAGAAAAGAAAGAACGCTGGTCGATTTGTCTATTACCCATGCTCGTTCCAAATCGAAACGGCAAAGTATCTTTTCGACGGCGGAAGAAGATTTAAGCTTCCAGTTTCAGGTTATCAAAAAGCCCCTGGTGTTCCATTGCGCGATTGTGAAATTGAATTTCTCGGCTGGTGGATAACAGACGGGAATCTGTACAGGAATGAAATTGTCATTGGCCAGGCAAATCACCAGCCGCACTTCAAGAGATTGGTGAAGTGTCTTGACGAATGCGGGTTTAGTTATCGCCAAGCGGTCGTTCCAGCACTTGCGAGGACAATTCACGGCCGCCCAGCCATGTTTCGTGAAACAACTCGATTTGCGATTCCAAAGGGAAATTCCCTTTCGCGTCCACGTTCAGGCTGGGAACATCTCGAACCCTACCTCGACAAGAACCTATCGCCTCTGTTGGAAAATTTAGACCACAGGCAGTTTGAGATCTTTCTTCACGGCTGTCATCTAGGCGATGGAGACAAGAAAAAAGGAACAGGTGGGTCTTATCGCATTGCAAAAGGTTGCAAGGCATTCATCGAGAGATTGCAAAGCTTGTCCGTCAGGCGGGGCTTTAAAGCGAATTTAAAAGTCGAAGAATTCATAGATCGCAAACCAATGTACTGTTTGAATATTCAGAAAAAGACTGACCAAAACATTCTTGGCCCAAGTGCCAGTGTTGGCCAGTGTTATTGGAGGCGATCCACCACCACTCCAGGTGAACGAGTTTGGTGCGTCTCAAATCCAATCGGGACTATCTTCATTCGCCGGAACGGCAAGGTGGCGGTAGTTGGCAACTGCTTCCGTCTGGGCGACCCGCGCGTCGATATTGATTGGACTCAGACCCCGACTGACCTTGTCATCCAAGATACGATCAAGGAGCGGATGAAGAGCAAGCCGGAGAGCGAGCCGATCATTTGTCCCAACTGCCACGAGATGCGATTCCCAGGAGAGAGCCAGGAATACAACATGGTCTGTCCGGCCTGTGGATTCGCCGCCAAGGGTCGTGTGCATCATGTGCTGCAGGTCGACGGTACGCTGCTTCGCAAGACCGGCTACTACTATCCCAAACGGCGAGTGGCCTCGGAGGATTTGCGTGACAAGTGGCGGAAGTGCTTTTACCGCTGTAAGAACAGTGGCCGCACGATCGCACAGGCCCGCGCGCTCTTCAAGTACGAGAACTTTTGCGAGCCTGACCCGAACTGGCCGCTGATGCCGAAGAGAATGATCGATCTAAGGCGTAAGATAAAAGATATCCCCAAGGAACATCTTGTGGAGGATACGAAATGAGGACTCTCGATAATTTGACCTGTCCGCAGTGCAAGTCTCTGTTCGTGAATTTCTCATTCCATAGCGGCTATCCACTGGGTCACGGGAAGCTGCATCGGTTCATGGATCTTGGCGAGCTATGTCTGACCATCCAGACGCAAATCCCGATTGCCGAGCCAGTCGAAGGGAGGCGGATTGGTCGCTACAAGGTAGGCAGCTATTTCGTCCGGGTCGTGCGCGCCATAGGCTGGAGAAACGCCGCCAGGTTATTCGAGGCTGGCGAGTGTGTGGCCAGATTCAAGTCAATCAAAAGCGGATTCGGACTCTACGAAATAGTCTGAAAGAACTGGTAATCATGGATCATCACAACTCGCGATCACACCTTTCTCCCAGGACCCAGGAGGATAGGAAAGCTTCCAAGCGGACTCGCTCCGAGCTACGGATGAGGGCCTTGGCGCTCACCAACGCCTGGGACATGCCGGCTGATCTACAGCAGGAAATCGTGTCAGAGATGCGTAACATGCTCAACAACGGCACGCCCAAGGAGAAGTACCTGGCCGCTTGTACGTTCATCAAGATGGGCGAGATGAATGTCAAGCTCTGCTCGCTGGATGACGAAGAGGAGACTGGCACGGTCAACCTGACTCAAGTCAATATCTCACCCGAGAACGCACCTCAACTGCACCGCATCCTGGAGCAGATATCCGGCATCAAGCGGGCGGTGGCACCTGTCGAAGAGATTACGCCGGACACGGACCAGTCACTTCCAGAAACACACTGAACATATTGGCGTGAATCTCGGGCAGGCAGAACGGCGCCATGCCCGGATTGATGACGAGTAGCTTCCCGCCGGGAATGGCCAATGATCGGGAGATGACGACACTGGATTTGACTGATACCATCACCCTCGCGCCGGGCGCCGTAATGGCCGCTGGCTCCATGGCCAAGCTCTTGGGAGTTGATCGCGGGGCCGCACGAGCAGCCACACCCTGTCCGCAACAAGCCATGGGTTACCTCCAGGAGTAGCCTTTCTTCTTCTTGGTTGATCGTTTCTTGGTCGCGACCTTGCGACTGCCGCAGGTCTTACATTTCTTCTTGATCATGAATTTACCAGGCATTTGATTCTCCTTAAACCGCTGCCACATCGACGACGTTATCAAGTTCATCGAGCATGTATAAATCACTTTGGAAAAAGCACTGCTCTCCGGATATGGATGCCTCTAGTTTTACCAGATGCCAAGCATTAACTGGACCGACCAAGGCGTTGATGTAGCCTGTTATATCCAGCTCCCAAAAGTAATTACCAGTGGTAAAGGTCACTGGCACTAACGAGACTGTCCCGGTGGCTGCCCGGAACTCCGGATGCGTCGGAGCGCTAAGATTCGGCCATATCCCGGAGAGTGTTACCTTGACTTCCGTAATGGTTGGCGAGACTTGGACTGGGAAGGAGCTTTGCACGCCGCGCAGCCTCCGTTCCGTGACTGGTCGCACCGGGACCATGAACATATTGGCCACAAAGTCAGTCAGCCGCGGGAAGCTGTAGTCACTGACCAGCCAGCTTCCAAAGCCGGCTGCCATATTGGTTTCCGTAAATCCCAGCAGCGTTTCGTCTTCCGGCTCTGGCCCACTCCATTGCGAGCTGTAATTCTTGTACAGACCAATCGGATGAGTCGGCACGTCAGGCTCGTCCGGCGGGCAGCAGAACGGGAAGGCCATAAAGCGACCTGTTGTCCATTCCCGGTGGACTGGAATTGGCCGATCCGCCAGGGCCTTGAAGTCCAGGAAGTTGTAGACCTTCGTCGTGTAGAGCTGGACGAACATACTGCCAGAGTAGTGATAGATCTTGGCATCCCCGGAAACCGGCATGATCGATGTCGGGCCGATCGTGGCCGCCGCGATATCAGCCAGGGGCATGGCGATATACATATCATCCCGTCGCAAATTGCCGGTTAGTCGATCCTGCTGCCCCTCCACGATTGCCAGTCGCGATCTGAGGTTGGCAATAGCTTCACCCAGGCGGTTGGCGGTCTCTTGGCTGAACAGTCCTAGCTCGGGCATTACGGTGGTAGTATCAGTGGAAAGAGACCAAGGGCGGCGTCTTGGAAATTAGATGTTGGCAATCGCCAGCGCAGGTAATACTGCACATCCGCAAAGGCCGGAATTGGCTGGCCGTTCAGGTCGAGATTGAATTCCTCGCCGGTATGACCGTCTCGCTCGATCGGTTTTTGGGGCGGCACTCCGGCAGGCAATGGGGTAGCTGGAATCGTTCCTCCGAAGCCATCTGGTTGACTCGGGCCGGCATTGCGCATCTTGCCGGCATTGGCAATATCAAAATACCAGCCGCTCGGCCTGTAGAGCATGATGTATTTCTTTTCCCAGTAGAGCCTGGTCTGCTCCCCAGCGCTTGTTCGCCAGCGGCGCTGCTTCAGCTCCTTGGTAACAGAAGTCAGCTTGAGCGTATGCTTTTTGAAGTTCTGCTTGAACAATTGTGTTGTCGATAAGTCGAACAACAAGTCCTCGTGATTGATTGTGTTTTTGTAGCAAGCGGCGTCATCCGCCTCTAAAACACTGGCTGAGAATTTCGTCAATGTGATCTCGTCATCAATGCGATCAATTTCAGGCGGTCGTTCAAATAGCGTTCCGGCGGAGTTCTTGATCGCGGTGCATTCGCCTTTCGTTAGGACCACAGAGGCGTTACTGACGTTGCTCAAGCTTCCATCCGCGATTTCAGTTAGACATGCCTTGCAACTATTGGTATCCAAATCGACGAACGCCCCTAGGAAAATCAGACTACTGGCGCCCATGGATCGCGATACTTCTCGAATTGTAATCCGCGGTTCCCATTCCAATGGGTCCTGCTTGTCTTCGCCAGTTGGCGGTTCGTTGCCAGCGGCCCGTTCAGTGTCGTACTTGATCGTGACATCCCGGAATGGCACTAGCTCATCATCGCATTCGAGATCGCCAATCTCGATGGTTTTGATAAAGGCGGTTATGTCTGGGTCGTCTGAATCAAAGCCGGAATAGTCGTTGTTTATCGGCAAAAACGGCGCTGCGGGAATTGCTAGATGCGTCAGGAGCTTGTTTGGTGACAGGGCTTCGCGATCATTGGCATCGTCATAGCACTGGATCACAACCGTATATTCGGTCGAATTGCCACCAGTTCCACCGCTGCCAACCTTCTCCATGCCTGTCAGTGATCGCAAGGTGCGCTTAATCGCCATTCGTTACAGCCCTGGAATAAGAAGGTCAACAAGGTTGAGAGCCACGCTCGCGCGTTCACTGGGCTTGGTCACCAACTTGGCAACTCCAGCAGCGATATTCTCCAAGGCAATAAAGCTATCTCGTTGCACATTGAGTTGCTGGTGCTCCACGGCGAGTTGCTGATTTTGGGCATTCGCGGAAATTCTGGCCTGTAGGGATCGTTCTTCCACAGAGCCACGCAAGACGGCATCCGGAGCTTCAACCAGACCTCGCCTGGCTTGCTGAGCGAATGCTTGACCAGCCACTCCAGCGCCTTCGGTCAGAAATGCGATTGCTTGCCTGATTCCACGCACCAATGGATTAGCGATGTTATTGAAGATCCTCTCGGTATTGAATTCAGCCATCGCTGCTGGAATGTTTGTACGCAACTTGGTTTCTAGTTTATCTATCAAGTCTTGGTTTGCTTTAATATCGTCGCGATTCTTTTCATTCGTGTCGTCCTGTATTCTCTTCAAATTACCTGCCAGCCGCTCCAGTTCTGGCAATAACAATCTTTCAAGAAATCCGGTTGATTGAATATTCAAAAACTCAATGAAATTCGTTCTAAGTTCGTTTAACTTACTCTGTGCCTTTAAGATCGCTTGATCGAACTTAAGGCCAATCAAGTCTGTGGCATCACCAAGATTTGTCATAAGACCAACGGCAAATGAAATCGCTTGATTGAAAGTGTCAATCCTGGTCACCCCAAAGCTGTCCTTGATAAATCTATTCACGTTCTTTAGCACTGGACTAGCCAACTCCCTAGCCTTGTTTAAAACGCTCACAAACGCAGCTACGCCAATCGTGTTGACCGTTATCATAAAGCTCACCATCGTCTCCAAGCCACTTGCAGCCGCATTAAATGCCGCCTTCAGACTAGTCCCATTTCTAGATATCGCGGCAGTCGCGACTTGTAGGATGGAGACTAGATTCGCCACTGCCGCCCGGATCTTTTCAATACCACCCACTTGCTGAAACGCATTGACGAGCGTCTCGACAAATTTCACAACAGGCGCTGCCACCAGAGAAGCCAATGTCGCCCGGACCTCGTCGAAGCGATTGCGAAGGGCGTTTAACCTCCCCTCCAGGCGGGCTGATGCCCTGCCTGCCTCGTTACCGAAAGTTCGGATCAGTTCGGCGGAAAAGACCTTCCCGAATTCCTGAGCGGTAATCTGGCCGGTTTTTGTCAGTTGTTCTAGACGTGCCGTCGTGACGCCAAAGGCCCTGGCCGCAATGGCCACCGCTCCTGGCAGGGCTTCACCCAACTGCCCACGAAGCTCCTCGGCCGTTAGTCGGCCTTTAGAAAAGACTTGTTCCAATGCCTTGAATGAATTCTTCGCCTCTTCGGGTGATCTGGATAGCACCACGATAGCGGAGGCCATGCCGCGAAACAGATCCTGGGTTTCCCTGACTGTCGCACCGGTTTGAAGCATGGAGGCCGAGAGTGTGGAGAATTGTCGAGCTGAATCAACCGCCACTAGTCCTAGGTCGCTGGCTAATTTATTGACGAACTCGATTTGCGATTGGGTATCACGGCCAAACGCGAATCTCATGGTGGCATTAATTCGCTCCATGGCGATTTGAAACTGGACCAAGTTTCGCACGGCTAGGCCACCAAAAACTAAAGCGATTTGCGGAGCAAATGCGATTAGTTGTCGTAGCCCCTGAACTACAGCCAGTATCGGAGAGAATAGCCCTCTTAATCCTTCACCGAGTGCCCGGAAGGGAAGAAGTATGATTTGCTGGGCAAGTTGTCGGATGGTAATGAACAAGGCCGACATGGCGATTCTGAATGGAGCTAAAGGCACCTGTGCGATAGCCGAACCGAGTCGACGAAATGCGTTATTGGCATTGTTGATGGCGCCACGTGGAACGCCGATATCAAGATTGGTCTTAGCTGATGCAAGACGGTTTCTTAATGCCGTTAGGTCGGCCCGCATCTTATCGGTCTTGAGCCTAACGGTTACAAATGCTTCCAGCAGTTCGAACATATCACTTATCCGTCAACTGACGTTATTGTTCTTACCCCGTCACTTATTTGGCTTAGGCAGCATCTGGAGCTGCTGAATCATCTGTTCCTTGGACAGCGCCGGTTGCTCGACCTTGACGGTCCAACCCATCAGCAGCCGCTTCTCGTACACATTCATCTTGCGGATTTCAGTTAGTGACAGCCCAAATTCAGAGGCCAGGACGGTATTCACCTCGTCGGGATGCAACCGGCGGGTGTCGCCCTTCTCCTTGGACTTGGGCGGTACTAGTTTTTTTCAGCTAGGTCGACCGCCTCCTGGCCTGACGAGAAGATGATATTCACCAGCTCACTGATATTCCGGTAGGATGAGATCACCTGACGAGCCTCCGCTTCGTTTTTGATCTCATCGCAGCAGTCGGTCAGCACGATGCAAAGGGCGTCCGTATCCATCGATTGCATGGAGTCCACGGCTTCCGCCCAGCCGATCATGGAGGTCTGTTTGGAGTCCTCCATAATGCCGTGCATGGCCGCCTCCATTTGCTCCTTGTTCAACCCGGCACCGGCGAAGTCCTTGATCAGCAGGCTCCGCTCCTCCCGCCGCTTGGATTTTACTAATGCCGCTAGTCTTTGGATCGTATAGTCCGAAAAGACGTTGGGCTTGATGTGGTAAATTTTCTCCTGACCATTGACTTGGACTTTGATAACTTCCCCGGTTGGCTCCAAAAATCACCTCCATGCGAATGAAAGAATTACGGGACTTCAGGCGTGAATGCCGGGCACTCCGTATCCGGCAGATAAGGGCCGGCCGTCATTGCTATCGTGAAGCTCGCGGTGGCCACATCCTGATTCGTATTGTCGATTCCGAAGCCAGGCGCATTGACCCTGCCACGGAATACGACACCAGCAGCGACCGCGGGACTAAAGCTAGGAATAGCACCAACGACATTGCCGACTTTTGTGCTGGCTGGATCAAGCTGATTTGCTCCTGTGCCAAAATCAGCGGCAGCCGCATTAGTATCAGGGGCCACACCAGCGGCTCCGGCGTTCAGGCAGTCGAACCCCAGAAACCACCAGACCTCGCGACCACCGCTCATGACACGAGGGTCTGTCAGAAGGTTGCAAAACAGCCAGCCCTTATCCGGACAAAGAGTGGTTACAACCTCGACCTCAAAGGATGTGCTTCCGCCGCAGAAAGCTTGTTCGATCTGATTGGTGTGACTGGTGACCTTCTTATTGGGCTCCGTCACATTGGCGGTGATGTTCCAGCTATCGACATCGATAAGCTGGTCCCAGCCGGTGCCAGCGGCATTCTGGACCCAGACATTCGCACACCCTGGACAAATACAAGCAACAGCCATGATTCTTCCTCCTTGAAGAGCGAGATTCCTTAAATTGGATGCCGCAGCACGGCTCCATAAAGAACTTGAGTCACAAACACACCCTCGGCTGTTAGTATCGTATTGGGCCACTGTGCCGAGTGGATACAGTAGCTGCCAATTCTTGTGAGTCGGCACGCTTTGTCCATCAGGACGGGCGTGATCAAAGCGGCAATTTCTCCACCGCCTGATTTAATCTTATCGTACACCCTGATTCTGACTGATCCCGTACTATGCCAACAAGTATCGCCCAGCCTGCGGCCGCCATCAATCGGACGCAGGCCAATCACCAGGTACGGATGCACTGGATTGACCGCCATGTGAGTGAACACCGTGACCCCCACCGGCAGGACTGGTGTGATTCTCTCAACAACATCATCCTCAACAGTGCAGGGGCCGTCTTCATCGATTTCGCAGCCACAGTAAAGGATTGTCACAGCACCCTGGCCTTATTGAAAATTTCAGCGGCGATGTCATCACGGTCCTCCAAGAACGAATCATCGATTCCCAGTCGTCCAGTATTTTCCTTGAGGTAATGGGCGTGCAATCCACCAATGTTATCAGGCACCCAGCGATTACCAAGAAACGGACGTGGAGTATTTCTTCCATAAACGCCAACTCGACCGACAGTTTCCACATTCTTCATATGGGCCGCGATGTTGTCCACGAGCTGTCCGGAATCGATATGTGGAAACTCACCAGGCGAGCTAGTTGGAGGCGAAATAGCCTGACTGTATCTACCACGCATTCTATCGGCAGCTAGTTCCAAACCGGCCTGGATGCCAATCCGCATTCGTTTGTGAATCAATATCAGAAGCTTGGTGCTGTTATTATTCTTGATTTGCATGATTTTCACTTAGGCTCGCGGCCAGGGAACTTCCACCGCCTCGACAATCGTCAAATGGGATTCATCGCCCGCCTGCGTCGTCTTGTCAACCTTGTAGATATTCGCACCGGCCTGGATGATATGCTCGTGGCCCAGTGACGGCACGGCATCGAAACAAAACTCGTAGCGGCGGTCGTTAAAGATTGATTCATTCCGCTCCGCCTTAGCAATTTCCATCAAATGCCAGGAAGCACCGACGTTATTGTGGACGACCGATGTCGTTCGCTCGCCGTCGCACTCTTCGGCCTCCGCCAGCTCCAGGATATCAACGGTCGTCTTGCAGGCCGCCAGCTCCGCGCGCCTGAGCGTAATGTGCGACCAGTCCGCCATCTCCCAATACTTCATCTTGACGATCCACCACTCCTTGTCGTGAAAACTGGCCCGGCAGCCAGGCACCGCGGTATCATTCACGCAATACAGATAAGCACTGACCTCCTTGATCAGGCAACGTGGATCGTCTTTATCCGGGATCGAAAATGACGCACCGATCACCACGGGTCGTTCGATGCGATCGCCGCAGTAGGTGTCATAGCTCAAAGTTGCCGGCGTCGGACAGGGCATGCGTCATCCTCATCTACAGAGACAAGCCCCGGCCTGGGCACGCGCGATAGCCCGCCAATCGGCACAATCATCCGGCACATTCAAGTCGCACCGCTCGACCGGTGTGGCACACCAATAAGCGCCTTCATTCGATCGCAGCTCCTTGATCGCCTCCAGCATGTACTTGAGTGATCGGCCAGTGTCGAAGTGCAGGCCATCGATTTGAGTGATGGTTGGATCGCGATTCGTGATGGCGCACTTGATCGCGTCCTCCAGGATGGTCTGGAGAATCCGGGATCGGGCATTGTGGCAGTGTGTCGGCGGAGGAGGACAATCGGAGCAGCAGTCGTTAAGTATGCTCATGTATCACCATTGGAAAGTTGTGCAAACCTCACCCGGCCAGTCGGCACACTCGCCGCATTCTCCACCGGCCCCGGCCGCGCAGACACAAGCCCCGTATGATCCCTCGACGTCATGGTCGACTATCAATTCGTCCCAGACGGCGTCCGCGATAGCCAGGATGTCCCCGGGAGTAAGCACGCCACCGCCAGCCGCACAGACGCATTCACCAAAGGTCCCGGCGGTGACGTGCCCGGCGATTGCCTCGTCCCAGACCAGGTCCGGCACGCCAGCCACGGCGGTCAATACGGAACTGATGGATGCATTCAGATTTGTCCCGAGAATAAATCCGGCGGTACCGGCACCGTAGGCGCCCGGGAGAGGGGTCACCCAGGGATCGCCTCCGGCGCCAGTGTCT